GCACATGATTTATCAATATTGAATGAACTAGCATCCTCTGCTGGTAATCTATCTGAAGCATCAACCCAAACCACCAAATCAAAAATACCTTGTTTCAAACATTCTTCAATCTCTTCTCTATCACGCATCCCTACATAACAATCAGAACGTTCTAAGATACCTTTGGCTAATCTTGCTCTATCATCTTTATTGTAATCACAAATAGCTTTATACCACTCTTCTCTATGATTTACTCGGTCCTCAAAACATTCCTCTGGTGTTGAGTATCCGTACTTATCTTTCAACAAGTCATATAAGAATATGTTTGCTGCTGATTGAGAAGAAGATTCAAATGTATAACCGAATTCAATATTCAATAATTCAGCTAGACTATCTTTTCCATGTCTCATATGCCCGATAATGAGCAACTTAGGTTTTATTTCTATACCTAAAAATTGTTTAAATAATTTTTCTCCTAATTCCATCTTATTACATTTTTAAATTTAATCCCACTCTTCAAAAGTTTGTTCTCTATTCTCGATTACACAACGTAACCCTTTTAGTATATCACAATGATATGTAACAAATTTACCATCAATCACCATCACTGTGTTCACACCCAAAGCTGTAAAGAACTTATCTTTATCAATCTCATGTTTTTCTAAGATAGTCATTATCTCACTACCCAAGAATCCTTGCATATGTTTGGTTGGGTAGTCGTAAATAAACGACTCAACATTTTCACTAGTTAACTTTTCCATCTTTATCCTTATTTTTGTCGTAAAATTCAATATCTACAAGAATATAAGCACCAATCATCAACATGATTGTCTCAAAACCAAGAAAATAAGCCCATATCTTAAACATAATAAAATATAAGACGTATTTTGCTATTTGACTATTTAATAATTTTTCCATATACAAATATACAAAAATTATTTTGATTATGCAAGTTTTATAAATAAAAAAAACCCACCATAATGATGAGTTTTTAATGTTTCAGAATAGAATTTGGGAATTGAACCCTTTCATTTAAATTTATGCAAATTTTAATTTAACCTTGTGTTTGCTGAATCTATTCTTTTTAGTAGCGAATCTGGAGTCGAACCAGCCCTTCGGGTTATGAGCCCATTATGCAACCACTTACACCATATCACAATATTTTATTTGGTTGATTCCAATGATTTTTTAATTATATATGATATAGTACCTTTTGAAGATATGTCATATTTAACCATTAGTTCAGTGAAACTAAAACCGTTATTTCTATCATTAATAATATCATGATGATTGTATTTCAAATTAGCTTTACTAGCAGTATACACCCTTTTTTCTTTAGGTATATCTAACATGTTTTCACTTTGAGTTCCAATCCCGATATTTTCATATGAGTTATCCGTTGATACCCCGTTTAAATGTCTAACTACCATATCTTCGCCAAAAATAATATCACCAAATTTTTGAAAAGCTTGAAGTTTATGAACAAAAGACCTAGTTGGGTTTAACCCCTTCTCTAATCTAATATTAAAAGATAAGTAACCCTTTTTAGTTTTACTCAATGATATTGATTTACCGTTGTTATTTGTAACAATACCGTTTTCATCAACAACATAACCTCTTTCATTACTATTTCTAGTAATCATCTCTTGTTTAGTCATTTTTTTTTTATTAACTTCTTAGTCACCCAACATTAGGTGTGCAATAATCACTACGTGCAAGTGAGTTAATACGATTATCTAGCGACAGAAGGATTCGAACCCCCGACCTCAAGGTTATGAGCCTTGCGAGCTGACCACTGCTCCATGTCGCAATATGTCGGTTATAATGGATTCGAACCATTTTTCTTCGTCCTCCATGGACGATGTATTTCCCTAATACTACTAACCGAGTTTGACCAGAATCAATTTTTTTTCTTTATATAGTAGAGTTTAATTGCTGTAATGATTCTTTTGTCAATATCTTATCTCAAGGTGTAAGTTCGTTTTTATTTTACATGACTAACGTGTACATGGTAGTAGATTTTACATGCCCTCACAACATGTTCAGTTTTATTCAACGAACAACCACACCTAAGTGACTGCTTTTTTGTGTATAGAGACTGGACTCTTCCATCTTAGAATTTGTAGTTTTTGTTCGTTTGCTGAACACACCTTTTTAGATAATTTTTATAATAAGTAAAGAACGTTTGTTTTAATATATATGCAAATATACAACAAAAACACACCCGTGTCAAGTAATTTTTAATTTATTTTTAATTTATTCTGTAACTTGTTGATTATCAACACTAATTTCTTGTACTATTTCTTCAATAATCAAGAACACATCTTGAGTCTTATTGAATGTATGTACCACATTGATTACTTTATGGTATTGGTCATTTAGAAAAATGTATTCATTAATTCTAGGGATAATAGATAATTTTAGGTTCCTTTTTATTGGTTGCCATTTACTATCTAATATTGATATAGTATATTTAAGTTTGAACATAGTATAAATATATTTATTATTTTGTTATAGTAAAGTATTTATAGATAAATAATAACATACTTTTAATTCTTAGAAAACATGGGATGCGGATGCGGAAAACCAAAAGGTACTACACCACCACCACCACCACCACCACCAAGCAGATAAGCTTGATAGTTGTAGACACTAAAGAGGACCCATTATAGGTCCTCTTTTATTTTTAGTTTTGTTCACTAGGTTCGTCTGGTGTTTCTTCAATCGTAGGTTCTTGTTTTGGTGGTATTTCTTTTGAGTTTTTGTTTTTAATCGCATGATAAGTTGTCATACCAAATAATGCAGCTATAAAACTATAATCAATTGTTAAAACCATTTCTAATTGTGTTAGATTACCTAGTGTTAACCATTTTACATGAATAATAACAACCAAAAGGACAATAATAAAAGCTACTATTTTTCTAGTACTAAAACCACCTTCTTTTATATCTAAACTTTTAATTAGATTATCTGTAATTTTATCTTTTAATTCTTGTTTCATAATATATTGTTTTATAATAAATATCCACAAAAAAATTTTATTATAAAACAACAAAACCCCAACAAAGCGACTTGTTGAGGTTTAAAATTTCTTACTCAAAGGCGATACGTGAGCAGAATCATATAGATTATTTGTTTTTATACTATCACTAAAAACCGAAAAGCACAAAAAACGGTCTGGTGGAGATGGGGGGAATCGAACCCCCGTGTTGAATATTCTTCAAAAGCCTTCTACATGTTTAGGTCATGATTTGCAAAACCATCCGAAACTTTACTACCTCTTTTTACCGTGTAATTTAAGCTTCACACCAGATGGATTACCATTATCTTGGTGGATTACCACCATCGGTAGGTTACTACCATTAGCAATTATTAGGCAACTGCAACCTCTCCTCCAATTACAGACATGCTGCATTCGTCAAGGAAATTTTCTGATACGATGAAATCGTTGTCAATTCAATTGTTTAATAGACAGATTTAAGTGCTTCCAATCTAGCACTACATGCTTACCAATTACGACTATAATCAGTCAATACCTTGGCATCCCCATAAAATTAAAGAACGTGTTTTATAAATATGTGGGTTCTTACTAGAAAAACCCACTATCTATATTTCTCTCTACAAAGTTACAACATTTATAAACAAAATGCAAGTAAAATCGTATTTATTTTTCAATTAATTCAAAAATAACTTTATATAACTCATTAACTGCTGTTTCATCACCATCAATAAAGTCATATTCAACATCATAATTATTCAATAGAGTTTTAATGTCTTTGTCTTTTACTTTTTGTCCTTCTAAGGTATCAGCCATTATTTTTTAGGTTTTTTGATAATTATATCATCGATAATACCGTAAGCTTTAGCTTCATCAGCGTTTAACCACATATCACGATTTGTATCGATTAAAACTTGTGCTGGGTCTTTATCAGTGTATTCACCCAATAATCTGAATAACTCAGTGTTGTATTTCTCACCTTCAGCGATAGAAACACGAATGTCTTGTAAGTTACCAGAAGCACCAGTTGATACTTGGTGTAACATTACTCTACTGTGAGCAAGGCTATAACGTTTACCTTTGGTACCAGCACCTAATAAGATACTTCCCATACTTGCTGCCATACCAGTGTTGATTGTTGCAATATCAGAAGTAATGTAGTTCATAACATCAACAATTGATAAACCACTTTTAACACTCCCACCAGGTGAATCAACATGTAGTATAATATCTTTAACCTCTAAGTTATCCAAGAACATAAGTTGTGCTTGTGCAACTGTACTCATTCTATCGTTAACTGGTCCAGCTAACCAAATGATTCTATCCATCATAAGTCTTGAAAAGATATCCATCTGAGTAACACGCATTTCTCTTTCTTCAAGAATGTATGGTGTTAATGATGCTTGTGCTCCGTATAGTCTATCTTGAGTTTGCTCCCAATAGTGGAATTCTAAAGATGAAATACCCATATGCTTGATAGCATAGTTTTTAAATTCGTCTGTAATGTTGTTCATGTTTTCTTTTTATTTTAAAACTTCACTTACTTTAGTGAACCAATCTTTATTACCTTTTTTTCTTATTTTTTGTTTAACCAAAGCATAATAATATGTTTCATCTTTATATAAAAATGACATTATATTATTATTATTTTCAATTTCAGTTAAACCATATTTTTCAACCATTTTATTAAACTTATTTCTACCAGCGTTAAGTTTTTTCATTTTAACATATGCTGAATAATTCATTTCAACACCATTATGTTCTAGTTTAAAATCTTCACCAGACATATTTTAAAAAAAATTTGTTGCTATTATTATTGGTGTACCTTCACCCATCCATGCTGACTTGATGTTGTAACCGTAATAGTCCAACGCCATTTCTACTCTAATATCGAATTCATCTCTACCATCCAAGTCTTCTGGATAAACTTCCATTTGTTCAGTTAGGATTTCGATTATCTTGTCTTCATCATAAGCCACTACTGGACCTAAGTTAGGTCTTTCAGCTATCCCCAATATAGCATCATCAAACCCATCCATAAATAATGCTTCTGGGTTTGATTCAACTAATATTTCTTGTGCTTCTTCCCTAGTCATTATGAGAATTGTTTTTTACCAGATGTTTTAGCATTTTTAGCTTCATCTTCTGCTTGTTTTTCAACATCGTAAAGTGATTTAACTGATTCTCTAAGTGTTTCAACAGTTTCAAAACCATATTTACGTATTACACCACTAAATGCTGTAAAATCTTCTTTTTTGATTTCAATAGCTTCTTTTTCTTCATTGTAAAAGATACCAGCTAAAGATTCTTCAGCAATAATTATTTGTTGCTCCTCTGGTAATTGCTCAAAAATCTTCTCATTTAAAACAATGATAATATCATCACTAGTTCTAAATTTCATCAAAGCATTAGCTTTTATTACTGTACTGATTTTCTTAGCTCTATTATCCGCTAAAATCGTGATGTTGATGTTTTCTAAGTTAGCATCTCCAATTAACTTAGTATACAAGTCTTGTGTGTCGTTAAACACTTCTTCGTATTTTGCCATAAAATTAAAATTTATTTGTTTATATTATTTTTTACAAATGTACTACTATATTACATAACATTCAAGTTAAATGTTACACATTTTCAAAATTCTCTAATTTTTCTTTTAATTCAATAACCAAAGCTTTGGTATCGTCATCTAAATTTTTAGGTATATCAACACTTAGAGTAATCAATACATCACCACGATTATCTTTACCGAAAGCTTTAAGACCTTTATTTTGAATTCTTAATTGGGAACCAACATCACTATATTCTGGAATGTTCATTCTAATTTTACCACCATCTATGGTGTTTACATCAATTTTACCACCTAATATCAAATGTGGGTAAGATAATTTAAGTGTCATTTTTAAGTCATTACCGCTTCTAACATAAACATCGTTAGGTATTTCATTGATTCTTATATGTAAGTCACCATTATTACCACCTCTAACACCATGTCCTTTTCCAGCCATAACAAATATCATATCTTCAACAACACCAGATGGTATTTCAACTTCAATGGTTTCTTCAGTTAGTTTAACACCTTTACCTTGACAAGAGTTACATTTTGTATCGTATGTTAATCCTATACCATCACATGAATAACATGGAATTGCTTGTTGTACTTGACCAAATGGTGTACTAAATGTTTGTATAATAACCCCATTACCATCACAGTCAACACAATCATGTGCACTATGACCACCATGACCATTACAATCACCACATTTGTCATTTCGTTTATATTTATAATTTTTTTTAACACCAGTATAAATCTCTTCTAGTGTTACCCTAACAACTAAGTTCATATTTTCACCAACTTTTTCTTGTCTAGTAAAATGTGCTCTTTGTTGTCTAGCTTGTTGTACACGCCTAGCACCATCATGACCAAATCTATCATAACTAGCTTTTTTATCTTTATCCGATAAAACTTCATAAGCTTCAGAAACTTCTTTAAACTTATCTTCAGCATCTTTACTACCACCATTTTTATCTGGGTGTAATTCTTTTGCTAACTTTCTATACGCTTTCTTAAGCTCTTCTGGTGTTGATGATTTACTTACACCTAAAACCACATAATAATCCCTTTTTGCCATATAAGTCTTTATTTTTTATACAAATATACTACATTATAACCAGAAAAACAAATTAAAATGATATTTAGAGTAATATTAATTGCTAATGGTGTCTATAAAAAGACTTTACATAAATCTAAAACAAGGGAAACTGCTTTCATAAATTATCATTCGATAAAAGAGAAAAACAACGTGCTTTATCCTAGGAAATTCATTAACACTAATGAGATTAAACCAGTTAAATATCAGATATGTGTAACTAAAATAACCGAAGAAGGTGATACATTTAGATTATTAAGGGATGATTACGGTAAAACATACACTGAAGAACCTATAGGTGATTGGACTATACTCGCTTCTGATGATTTCGAAGTTGAGGAAACATTTTGGTTATATGGATTTAACCCTAAAGCTGATAGACCTAATATTAGTGAAGTAGTTAAAAAGTTAATGATTGGTGCTTATTCCAAAAAAATGGTAAAACAAATAATTGTTGTTTATAATAAGTTAATTATCTATAATGAGGACCAATTTGATATGGTTATATGTAAGAACATGGAAGATGCTCAAAGACTTCACCATACGTTAGCTAAGATAGCTAAAAAGCAAAAGATAAAGAGTCTTTTGTTTATGGGGACAGCTAGTGATGTAATGGTTAGTAGGATGTATGATATTATTGTAGAGGAAACTGGTTGGAATATTATTAAAGTTCGTAGGACTACTACTAGACCTTAAGATTTATCTTTTTTATTACCACTATTAAAGTAGAACCCCAATACCATAGATAAAAGCATTTTAAGCTCATCTTGAATGGTTTGTCCAGTCATCAAAAGATATACAAAAGACATAACCAAAACGATAGTAACCATATTGGTCATTATGTCTTTCCAAACATGTGATTGTTCTTGAGTCAATTGTTTTTCAATAAACCATTTAATAAAATCTTTCATCCGAGTATCTATATAACATAAATACCCAGATGTTTTAATTAATTAAATAAAGATTCTAATTTTTTAACCAATAAATCGATTGTGATATTGTTTCTATCAATTTCTTCTTGTAGGTTTTGTGGGATATTAATTGCGTTTTCAGATTTAATCTTAGAATTGATTCTTTGTAATCTTTCACTTTCTCTGATACAATCATCATAGACTACTGCTTTTTGTTCATTTGTCATAATCTTAACATTTACATGACCCATCTGGGTTTTGACCACATTCACATGGTTTATTTTCTATTAAAATTTCCTCCTCATTTAAACCCATTTCAGCAGCTATTGAGAAGTTAGTTTTAATGTCTTCAATGATTGTATTGATTTTATCCATATCAGCCTCTTTAATCATAATTGGGTTGATACATTCAACTCTTTCTTCACCAGTAGTTGGTAGGAAGAAAGCTAATGCGTTAGCATTTTTTTGGTGTAACATATTATTAACTCCTTCAACAAAAGGTGTTATAATTTCTGTTTGTTTCATCATTTCTAAATCTAGATAAAACACAATAATCAATGGGTAAGTTTTTTCCATAATTTTAAGCTTGTTCAATTGTTATTTCTTCAATGTAATTTTTGTATTCATCTTTGGTTAATGTAGAAGGGAAAGATGTTAATAAAACCATATGGATTCGTTCTCTTTTAGCTTCTTCACCAATTTCAGTAAAAGCTGAAACTCTAATATCACCTTCCATAAGGTATATCAAATATTCACTTATTGTTTTATTTCTAAAGTTTTGACTAGAATATTTGTCAATCTCTTTAATTATAATCTTTTTATCAATCATTTTTTAAATTTAAATACTTCGTTATTTTTATATTCAAAGTTACTTAAATTAAACTATAGTGTAAATACTAAAAACAAAAAAACCCCATAAATTATGAGGTTTTTTAATGACTTGTTACAAGATACGGGGGTTTTTACTTCTAACCCAGTAGAGAAGTTTGCCAATTTTAAAAGAAAGGTCTTGACAACCTACAGTGGAATCTTTAGGACTCCTTCATTTATGTAGCTATATTTGTTTTTTTTTTTGGTTGCAGAATGCATCTTTAAAAAACAAGTCAAATAAAAATGAGTGACCAGTTACCCGACCACCCATTAATAATATTATACTGTAACAGCAGCGTAACGCTCAGAGTCAATAACACTCAACATCATAGATATTGGAGTCATGTCTTTCCCACCTAACAAATTAGTAAGCAATGCTGGGCTGAACCCAGATACCAATGCTGTACCTTCTTTATCGAAACGTACTGGTTTGTTGTTATCACCTCTTGATTGGATGTTCCAATATACCAACTTAGGCATTGTGTACCCAGCTTGAGCATAAAGAGATTCAACCATATCTTGAGCAGTCCACCCACGAACACTACCACAATTGAATTCCATGTCTGATAACATAAGAATCATTGTTGGCATTTCTTCTGGTGCAACATTTGACTCAACAGCTTTAGTTAAAAGCATTCTAAACGCTTTTTCAACATTAGTGTCGTACCCAACTGGACCTTGGATTTGTCTGTATCTCTCAGACAAACTACCTTTAAGGTATTGTAGTGTTGGGTTAGATGTGAACGTGATGAACGCATCTTTGAAGGGACCTTCGTTTCTTTCTGAGATGTATAACCCCAAAGAGATTGCTACATCCATACAAGTTACGTTAGCATTTTGACCAGCTGGAGAACCCATTGACCCAGAAACGTCTACCATTGGTAAAAGTCTCTCGTTGTTACCTTCCATGTAGTTAGGCAAAGCATCCCATTGTACGTTAGCACCTTTGGTATTACCAGTCTTCATGTTTTTAACGATGTCGTATGGGTATACTGCACCAGCATTGATTTTAGCTTCACCTTTCTCAACACTTGTCAAGTAAGCTTGGAAACGCTCTAAATCATTTTTAGAGAAAGCTTTCATTAAATCACTCATTGCTTTTGAAGGCAATTTAGAGTAATCGATTTTAGAGAATTCTCTAGAACACATTAATTGCTCAACAGTGTTAGAGTTTTCAACTAATAACTTACGGTACTCTTTTGGAGATAAACCTAAGTGTTTTCTAAGTGCAGACGCTTGTCTTTTCTTATCACGATTACCAACATTTGGACGTGGCATCCATTTAGCACAAAGACCATTTTTATCAGCTAAACCAGTAGCTATTAATGATAATGCTTGGTTTTCCAATGGGGTACCAACCAACACTAAAAGGTCATCCCATCTACCGTATTCAGCAAATAAACCTAAGTTTTTTGCAAGAGTTTCAGTACGATTTTCAGCCAAATAAGTAACGATATCTCTAAAGATTTGTCTTTCACCAGCACCACCACGTACATCACGAGCCCAAAATAACAAACGCATAGCTGTTAATTGATTTTCACCAAAAGCTTTCGTAAATGCATTTATAAGACGAGTCTTATCTTGACCTCTCATCGCACCAATTTGGAAGAACAAGTCAACACAAAGGTTTAAAGATGATGAATTAGTTACCATACCGTTTTCAGTATAAGAATTTTTTGTTTGCATAGCTTTTAATAATGTACTCATGATTTTTATATTTTTAAGATTAATATTGCAAAGTTACCATTTTTTTTGACTCGTGTCAAGTTTTTTTGTTTATTTTTTTAAATTATTTTTTAAGTGACTGAAATATAGTTACTTATAACTTAGTAAACCAAGCTTTAAATTTAGTACTAGTATCATATAAGTTTACAAATTCAACACCAATAATTTGTGAACCACTAGCAAAACCTAAACCTAATTGGTCAGTACTACAGTGCATGTAGTTAACTGGCATAAGTGGTTTAAATGTTAATGTCATATTATTTTGTGCTGAATATAATGTATATGAAGCACTGTTTGTTGTATCTGAACCAATATAATATTTGATATTAGTTACAAAGTGTAATGTATCATACATTATTGTTGTCCCAAAACCGTTCATAATCTTTGTTAATAACCAAGTTGTACCAACTAAATCATTTGTTTGTGTTCCACTAGTCCAATTTGGTAATGTACCACCATTGGTATATTGATTTTGCCAATTAGTAGTGTCAACACTTGTTGGTGGAACATACGGTGCTGGGTTATTTTTTTTACAACCAGTAACTGTAAACATTATTAACACTGTTGTTATAATACCTAACAAAAAAGCAATGTTTTTATAAATTTTAAAATCTTTCATATTTTCTTATTTTTAACAAAGGTAAACATAATATTTTGATTTACCAAATTATTTAACAAAATTTTTCACATATTGTTTCCTATGGTATTTATTCGAACTATATTCTTTTAATGCTGAGATATGGTCTGGTGTTAAATAACCCTTATTTGATGACCAATTATATTCTGGGTGTAGTTCATGTAATTTAACCATATAAGCATCACGTCTAACCTTAGCTACTATAGCTGCCGCTGCAATGCATATGTATGTATCATCACCTTTAGGTACTAAATCAACACTAGCATTATTCACACCATTATATGGTTCCCAAACTGTACCATCAACAAGAATGTATTCTGGTTTAACCGCTAATTCATCTAAACATTTTCGCATAGACTTAAATGTAGCTGGATTTATACCTAACTCATCAATACTAGTAACAGACCCAGCGTTACATGTAATGGCTATAGCGTTAGTTAATATTAATTCGTAGGCATTGAGTCTCTGTTTCTCTGAAAGCTTCTTAGAGTCTCTTATAAGCTCTGATTTGAAACCTTTAGGCATAATGACCGCAGCCGTAACTACTGGACCAGCACCACAACCCCTACCAACTTCATCTAAACCAACTACATATTGGTATTCACCGAAGTCTTCAAGAATCTTTTTCTGTTTTGCCATTTTTTATTTTTTTAAAGTAATCGTATAAAGCCCACATTGAGATAAGTGTCCAAGTAGCTTCAAGAATTATAAATGGTTCATATTGAATCATACAAGATGCTGTGCATGCAAGAATACCACCAATGATATTAAGAATAATATATAATGGATGGTCATTATCTAATCTATCTAGAATATTTAAGAGGAAAGCGAATAGCATTAAAACCACACCAGCTGAACCTATCATATCGCTTATTGTCATAATAATTTTTTAACAAATGTACGATATATATTTTAATTAAACAAATTATTCTTGTGGTTTTTTACTTATTTTAACTAAAATACCATGTATAACCACTTCAAATTCATCTGTTGGGTCGAATTGTAAGTATTGTGGGTTAGTTTTATAAAAAACTTCTTTATTTAATTTATTATGAGTATCTTCATCCAATACATAATGCATTGTTAAACCCAATTTATTTATTTTTTCGCTTACAGCCATTTCAGTAATGGTTTGTATTAATTCATCACATGTCATATTAAAACTTTGTAAAAATATTTTTAATTATTATGGCTAATTTTTGGTACCAAGTTTTTTTTATAATTTTAACCTTACTAGGATTTGATTTAATATCTTTACCTAAACCAGTTTTTAATTCATTTATAAATGTAACTTTTACTTTAGCAGTTTTATACATATCTAAAAGTTTTTCTCTTTCAGCACCTTCAATTTCTATATCTATAATGTTTTTTTTACTCATATATATTGGCAATTTTTTCAGCTAAGCCTTTGTATAATGGGCTTGGTAGATTATCTTTTGAAAACCAACCGTAGTTTAAGTTCTCATGGTCCAATATAGGTTTAAATTCTCGATTAGTAAACCCTTCAAAGTAATGAAATTCTCTATTTTTATTAGGTATGTGTTCAATATTTATTTTTTTGAATGTAATATCATTTGTTTTAATAAATAATTCCTCATATATTTCTCGTTTGATTCCATCGATTATATTTTCACCTTCATCAATACCACCAGACATAAGAGACCATATTGGTGTTGTATCATTTCGTAATAATAGAAAAACTCTATCAGTTGTTTCACATTTAAGTAAAACACCACCAATTACTTGTTTTTCATCATTATCATTCATTAGTCTTTGGTTTAATACTTCCCTTATATATTTTTTAGTTATCATAACTTTTATACACTTATTTATAATAAATATTTACTATTAATATTAGAATCCATATATTTGAATAAAAACTTATGATTTCATTAACATTTATTTTGATTTGTTACGGAGCATGTAACAATATGATTTACGGCTCAGTATTTGAAGGGTTTAGAAAGTTTATGTCTAGATTCGGGACAAGCGGTTATAGCTTGCATAAATTATTCACATGTTTTATGTGTCTTGGAACTTGGATGGGTTTTGCATTATCATTGATAATGGCACATTTCGGTTTTGAACATTTAACACCAATGGGTGCTTTAGGTATAACAAATTTAGGATTGTTAGTATTCTTAAATGGATTGTTGAGTGGTGGTGGTGTATGGTTAACTCACACACTACAAGAAGCCCTAGAACGAGCGTTCAATAAAGAGTAATAATATTTCGCTTTTTACTAAATATAGCTCCTTATAGGGGCTTTATTTTTGCTCTTCAGTTTCGTCTTGGTCGATGATTCTAAATCTAAGCAAAGGTTTACCGTTTATGGTTATTTCACCCTTATCGTTTTCACCGATTTCTTTAACCTTTATCTTTTTATTCTTAAACTTACCACCAAGAATAGTATCACCAACGTTGATATCAATGCTTATAGCTTCATTAAATAGATTAGTTAATTTCATATTTATAAATATCATATAAAACAAAAAAGAGGCCACTTAAGCCTCTTTTTATTTTAGTATCCTTTTGAATCTATGCATTTTCCGCACGCTTCATCTAGTCCACAATCACAATCGGTTTCATATTCATTTTCTGTTACCATCATTTCAACTTTTTTTCTTGGTGGTAATTCAACCTTCTTTGACATGTTTTTATTAGTTTTATTCTTTTTAGATTCTATTGCTCTCATATTTCTTTCAGCTCTAGCTTCTTCTTCGATTAATTCTAATTCCTCATCTGTCATTTCAATTGGTGTTCCATTTTCATCAACATATGGAAGTGGGGTGTGTTTATCCGTTGGTGGAATATATTCATCCACATCGTCTTCATACTCCTCTTCAAATGTTGGTTGTGGTGTTGATATTGGTTCATAGTTGATAGTCTCATCCATTTCATCATCAATATCAATATCAAAATCATTTAAGTTTGGTACTAATTCTTCATCACTAAAAGTAAAATTAAGTCTTTGTAGTTTTATTAAACTATTTTTCTTAAATACTTCTTTAAGTTCATTAACTTTAGTACGTAACAAATCATGTTTCTTTTCTCTCTCAAGATTTAACTTGATTGTCTTATCAACATAACTTAACAACTCATCTAACCCTACACCTTTTACTTCACTAAAAATCATATAATAGTTAAGTCCATCATCACCTTTAACTTTTTTAATACTAGAATCTTCTGGAACAGTCCAACCATCTTTGAATACAACATCAACAAGAGCTGTACCTTCTAAGTATCTAATACCTATAACGTAAGGTTGTAGTGAATCTAATGTTTTTTGTATATTTGACATAGGTTATAATTTAGTTATAAAGTTATACCAGTGAATATCACTGTTATAACATATGAAATAGCTATACTTAATAAAATTAATGATGTATTTGAAACTCTGTATTTGTTTGGTTCTTCTTCTGTGGATGTCAATAAAGCTTGAATAAAGTAATAACCATGTCTTATCGTTTTTAACAACGACATAAAAAACAATATCATCAATATCTTATTAAGTATAACTACAATCATATTTTTTATTATTATGCTTCTTTTTTATTTTTGTTAGAAACTTCGATACGAAGTGCTTGAGCAGTTGTTTTAATCTCTTGTAAACCTTTTCTAAGTCTTACACCAGCAGCTTTATTATCTTTTTCGTAAAATTTAATTGCATCTTCTTCTAAAGAAGCAATAAGTGTTTTTAATTCATTAAAATTCTCCATTTTGTTCATTGTTTAAAATGTTGTTATTGTTATTGATTGAAAACATAGATGTAAATTTAACTATGCTAGCTTCAACCATCACCATCTTAGATAGTAATTTTTTTATTTTTTTTGTTTTTTCATTGACACCTAGGTTGGAGTTAATAGTTGATTCCAATTCATCTTCTAATTTTAACACATCAGAATTTAAATCCATCATCACTATTTTAAAAAGTCTTTCTCCATCCATATTTTAAAACTACTACATTATTATTAAAAATAAATACTAAAAACCTTTTTTTTAGATTATTTTCAATGATTTCTCAAAAATTCTGTAAATTTCAATTAATGTATCCATATCGGCATTGGTTTTAACCCTATTATAATCAAAAATATTATCCCATAAAGATAAGACGTTTTTACCAGAATTTTCAAATATTACTTTATCTGTTGACGTATAGAATACTTCTAGCATAAATTCTAAGAAATAATTATATAGCTTAATATTTTGAAATATAATACCTTCAGTGATGAAATTGGTTATGTTGGTATCCCAACACCATTTAAAATGATTTTCTTGGTCATCTATGTTGGTAACGTCATCACCCATGTAAGTATCAAATGTAAGCATTAATAATGATTGCACAAAATCATTATAAAGCTCACATTTCTCATACTTTATATTATTAGCACCATAAATAATTATGATACTTTCTTTACTCATTGGTGTGTTGATATAATCCAAAAAATTAATTCTATTTTTATTATCCATTAATATTTTTCTAATAATATAATACCATTATTAGAAAAATAAATATTATTTTATATCATTTGATTCTATTAGTGTATAAGTAAATGAATTACCATGAATCTTAGCAGACTTTTTAACTATCTTCATGAATTCATCAAAATCTTTAACCCTCTTAAAAACTTGACACCCTTCACGTAGCATCTTCAATTATATATCTTCTTTTTAATTTATAAGTATTTTTACACATTCGTATATTACTAGGTTTAGCATTAAGACCTATTGCACAATCTTTAGAGTTATTAAAAAAATAAATTTCACCAGTTTGTGTGTCAGTAACTTTTAATGGTACTTTACTATTTGAATCACTTTGTTTCTTTTTAAAAGAATCATTGACAAATTTACCACCATAGTTAGGATTATTAACACCTTTATTAGCTTTAGAAATTTTTAAAATTATTTCACACCTATTTGGATGGTTAGAAATAGTATCACCACCATCACCACCATTTGTCATATTAATCAAACTTCCGTTATTAATTTTACGACCAATACGATTAATCCAATATATTTCTCTTTCTAATGATTCAATATTAGTTAACCCATCTTCCAATATTATAATATCATACCCATATTTATTTACAATACGATGCCAATATTTAGAACGACCATGTGTACTAACACATCTATCACCAAAACCTTTACCAACATAAAAAACAACATTTGTTGCTGTATTTATATGTGCATATACATAATATTTAGTGTTTAACATCATTACTATTAATTAAAGTTAGTGTAAATGAATTACCATGAATCTTTGCTGCTTTCTTAACTATTTTCATGAACTCATCAAAATCTTTAACCCTCTTAAAAACTAAACAACCTTCTGACCAGTTTTCAACCCAAGTTGAATCTTTACCAGCTTTATGGATATTGATACCGAATACACCTTCATCAATCTTTGTTTCATCAAATACTAAATCTTTATTTGGGTCACGATAAACCTTTACCGATTTTGCTTGTTTTAAGGCCTCGTACTTACCTTGGTGAAGACCTAACGCATGTGAACCTCTATATTGTCCTTCAACAAGTCTAGCAACACCTTTAGCGTTGTGATATTCCATTACACCTTTCTTACCTGGTTCTGTTGTGTTCATCCATTCTTTATAAACCCAATTACCAGTCTCATCTTTATATGATATTGTAATCATATCATCAAATACGTTTGTTACTTTATTTGCAGTTGATGAGTTTCTAACACCTACGATGTTTACATCATAAGATTTATTTTTTATGTCATTAAAATAGACATAACCTTTTGAAGACAATGCCGCTTCAATTTGTTCTCTTGTATACATAGTTTTATTTTTTAAAATATAAATCAGCTTCAGCTTGCCTTCTTAATACTAAGCCTTTTAAAACTTTATTTGAAGCTTTTGTCCATTTCATGAACTCAGCTCTTATTGTTTCATCTTTTGCGTTTTTGTTGACTTTCTTCAATAATGTTGACGATTTTAGGTTTGATGGTCCTAAGTTGTAACAAAATGATACTAGTGCGTCAAATTGGTGTTGTGTGATTGTATCTATACAATATGAGTCAACATATTGTTCAAATTTTGACAACATATCTTTTAGTAGTTCAACACCTTCTGCTTCAGTCATTGGTTTATCAGCCATTGTAACTTTTTTACCGTTAGGGTAGAAGGTCGCTCCGTATGCTATTGTTGGAATCCCAGCTGGACACTTATATGGTTTAGACATAAACCCTTCAAACTTTTTGATTAGTTCGATACCTTCACTACCCGTTTTTGTAATTTTTTCCATAATTATTATTGTTTAGTTATAAATATCTTTTAAATAAAAAAGGTACCCGTTATGAGTACCTTTTTTTATTTTATTTATATTTAATTATTCTTCTTCGTCTTCTTCTTGTGATTCTTTAACCACACCTTCTTCTTCTTCTTCAGATTCTTCTTCAGATTCTTCTTCCATATAAGATTCGTTGATTGGTTCAAATCTAACACCACCTAACGTAATACCTTCAGTTATTGCTTCTTCTTTAGCAACAGTTTCTTGGTTAGCTGTAGATTCTTTACCCATATGGATATGTTTCTTAGCTTCAGCAGCATGAGGTACATTTATATCTTCCCAATGACCAGCTTTAGCTTTTTTACCTTCAATGTTTTCACCTTCAGTTTTAACTTTAGTAGTTTCTTCAACTTCTTCAGTTGTTACATCTTCAACACCTTCTTCTTCCTCTTCTTCTTCTTCTTGGTTAAAAGATTCTTTCATTGTTACGTGTTTAGTTGCATCAGCAGATTTTTTCTTAACATTTTCCCATTCACCTTTTTTAGGTGCTGGTGCTTTTGTACCTTTTTCAGTTGATACAGAACCTTCTACATGAGCTTTAGCTTCAGCAGCGTGAGATACAGCATCATCTAAATCACCTTCTTTTGCAGCTGGTGCTTGAGTTCCTTTATCTTTAGATACAGAACCTTCTACATGTTTAGTAGCTTCTGGTGCTTTTTTAGTTATACCATCCCATTCACCAGTTTTAGCTTTTGCGTTTTCAATATCTTCACCTTCTAACAACATTTTTGATTTGCTATAGATATCACCAAAAACAGCGTTTTCATTGATTCTAGCATTACCTTTTAAAAGACCAAGAGTTTCAGTTGATTTATAACCCATAAGGTGTTTCATGTGAGCCATATCTTCAGATACCATTTTCTTATCAGATGCCATAAGTACAACAGCTCTACCTTCAGTTAAGTTACCTTCCCAACGGATTTTATAAGTTTCATTACCATCTGTCATTTCGAATTGTTTATTATCTACTCTGTAAGATTCTGGTATCATTTTAAGTGCATTTCCAACACCGTTAAACTCTTTTTTAAATTTAAGTCTTTTCATTCCTTCTTTTATTTGTATTTTGTTGTTATCATTATTTTCGAACATACCACCTTTCATAGCTTTTTTATCTAACTTGGTAGCTGATTTTTTAGCAGTTTGCATTGCTAAAGTAAATTGTTTTTTATTTAATAAAGAAATTATCTTATTAATAGCATTACCATATTCCATACTATCTGGCATATCAGATAACATACCAGTTTCACTGTATCTATTTAATAATTTTTCAGCTACTTTATCAACACCAGTTTCAGCTATCCAACCACTTATGATTCTAGCGTTTTTTTCTTCTGGAGTTTCAATATTCTCATCTAAAGCATAAGGTCTATGACCAGTATCCTTTAAATCAGCTTGGATGTCTCTACCTCTAAGGTTAAGTGTTGGAGTTTGATTATTTCTTTTTTCAGTTGATGCTTTAACTCGTTTAACCAAATTTTTACCAAAGTCTGGACCAGTAAACCCTTGTTGTTTAGGTATTACATTAGCCCATTCTGGGTTATTACCCATTCTAGTACTACCTTCGATTGCCTCTTCAGCTCTCTTTTTAAAGTTATCATCTGGTTTACTGTCATATTGAAGCATTTCTTGACCATTCATGATTTCCATTTCTTCATGATATGTTTTCTCAAAATCATCATCATAATTAAATTTGTTCTGAGCCATTTCTTGTTCATTTTTGTCAGCTTTAACATTTTTCTCAAATGCTGTGACATCTTTCTCAATAGCTTTAACACCGTCTTTGTTAAATTTACCAGATTCTTTATTGACAGCAGCTGTTACCGAAATTCCAGGTACTGTTTCCTCTGTGATAAATTTACTATTTAAGTGTTTTTTTATTATGTTTTTATCCATTATTAGTATGTTTTAATATAAATATCTAACTTTTTACTAAAGTTATTAGGCTTTATTGTTTTTTGTTTTTATTATAGTTATCACTTCTTCAACTGTTTTACCAGTTTTTTTAGCAATTGTTTCATATATTTTGTTCTCACCTAAAGATGGTGCATTTATAGAACCTTTTTTATATTTAACTTTTAATGATGAAGCACCAGAGTTACAACCACCATTTTGAGCTTCTTTATTGTTATTGGGTTTAGAACATTCTGGTTGGTCAACAAAAGCACCGCCAGCCCATTGTGGGGTTGTTTCAGCTTTGGTTGTAACGTCAGAAAAATCAGTATGATTTTTTTTCATCTTAAATGCTGGTACTGTATATTCACCAGTTGAATCAGAACCACTAGTTGTTTCTTTTAATTCTCTACGAATCATTTCTTCTTCTTCTTCTTCTTCTTCTTCTCTCATTTTTCCAAACAATGGTGCAGTAAAAGCACCAGAAGAAGCAGCAGTTGTTTCATCAATCTCACCAGATTCTTTTCTTCTAGCTAATTCTTTAGCTCTAATATCTTTTATTTTTTGTAAGGTAGCAGCTTTTTCTTCATCTGATTTAACACTAGGCTCACCAGTAAATCCTTTACCTAAATCTTGTTTAATCTTTTCTCTATCAATAGCATGTTTAACAAAACTATCATCACTTTCTTGCATTGGATTTAAAGCGTTGGTTATGTTTTTATCTTTATCATAGATATCAAGTAATTCAGCTCTTAATGTATCATCAATTTTAACCAAATTAGCATCAGATTCCCAACCTTGTACTCCTATACCTTTTGATAATGAGTTTAAATTCTCATCAACATATGTTGATAAAATCTCACCATCCATATCAAATTCACCATAAGTATAATCAGCGAAACCTTCTTCATCTTGGCCATCAGAATCCATAGGTACTTTACCTAAATCTGAAGCAACACTAGCAAAACCTTTTTCATCTTCACTAGTTAAATAAAAATAATTAAAACACCATAAATCATTTCTATGTTTCATTATAGCAACTTCTTTATTGAAAGCTATTGTTTCAAAATCAGATGTTGGTGCTATACTTCTTTTTGTGTATTGTTGATTTGATTGGTTAGCTGGATGTTCTGAGTGTGAATCAAACCAATCACCTTCTTGTAGGTCAACTGTTGTGTCAATACCTTCAGAAATTGATGTTAATTTATCTTCAATTGCTTGTAAGGTTTGGTCTTTATCACCCATCGATTTCGTAATAACATAAGTATTATCTCCAGAGCTCTTAATTAATGGTGGGTTGTTTTTAAGCAATTCTAAGCATATTTTATCAAAAGTTAACCCTTTCTTCTCCCAATATGGTGAAAGTTCGTTAGCTTTACCGTATAGTCTTGCTATAAGTCCTTTCATTTCAGTTTTGATATTACCTTCTGATTCTTCAGATATTGGTTTACCAAAATCTTGTATTGCTGAAGGTGCATCGGAAGTTTTTTGTTTTATGTTAAAATCTTTACCTTCAGCTTCTTCATCAACTGGTTTTAAACTAACAACATCATTTGATACTGGCATTTCTTTTTTAAATGCTTTATCAACTCTAGCTTCACCACCTTTTATATCGGAATCCTCTTGAAGCTTATGCATTGTTTTAAACTTATCGTAAGCATAAACTAAATCTTGACCAAAAGCGTAAGTACCAACATCAACTTTACCATCTGGATATTTAGCCCAAACATATTGATATTTATTACCGTTCATCTCAAAAGGTTCTTCACCAGACATTTCTTTATAGTATTCAACATATAAAGGGTCTTTATCGATAGCTTTATCTTTATCTTCTTTTAATATTTTAGAACCAAAAATCCTATCATATTGTTCTTGAGTGATTTTAAGTGTATTTTTAGTGTTTTTATTTAAACCTAAAAGTTCAGCTTGTCTTTCAGTAATTTTAATCTTTTTCATATTTATTAGCTACTTTTGTTGCTTAAGTTATTCTGCCAAAGGCTTCTTTTATTCCAAAGTGTCTTATATAAACTAGAAATAACATTTCCAGTTATTTCAACAATTTTATCTTCAAGCTCTTTGTCATCTTTAAGTTTATCCTTAACAATTTTTTCAATCTTAGTTTTAAATTCACTAGTATTCATATATACCTTAAGTTCTTTGGATATATCAGACTTTGTTAATTCTTCATTAATTTTTTTATTGTTTTGGGGTACCATATTGTTTTATATATAAATATGTTGTCTAAAACAAAAAAAACCCAATCAAGGGCTTTATTTTATTGTGTTTTATAAATTATACGATACTATACTTTCTTGGTTGTATTTTAATACTAGTAGTTGAAACATTATCGTCACCATATGTAAGTCTAGAGAAACCAATCCCATCAATACTACAATCATCCAATAAAATAGTTTCCAATACATCGTTGTTTGGTCCTAGTGTTTTTATTATAAAGTTAAAACTATGTTTATTAACCAACATCTCATTTAACCTAACGTTTAATTTGACATCATCATTTGTGATTAAATCGTATAAATCAACTACTATTAGTGATATCTTTGGTTTAGAACTAATCTTTAACCCTAGGAATCGTTTCTCATCAAATGTTATTGTAGGTCTAGATATTGATTTTACTTGATTTTGTCTTATCCCTAATTCTTGTGGAAATACTACGATGAATCTAGTGTTACTCTTAACGTCTACATAATCTTTCTTAGGTTCTACATCAACTTTTTTATCAATACCAGTAACAAAGATTGGTTTACCAAGCATTTCTTTTCTAGATTTGTCTGCAATACCATCAATTGTAAAGCCTTTACGTGTGCTCAAAGGATTAGGTTTCCCAGTCAATTCCTCATAATGTGGGTTGGCTTCACCAGTGTATGGGTCGTACATTGGTATCTCTCTAGCTTCTTTTGGAGCATCAGTTAATAACCCTTGTGTAGATGGGATTACCTTTTTGGTTCTTTTTTTATACCTTCTTTTAGGTTTTGGTTGTTCTTGATTTTCCATTATTTATAAATTAAAACGATTATTGGTGCTACAATAGCTGCTGTAAACCCCATTATTTTTAAGACTTTTTGTTTTATTATTTCTTTTTTTTGTTTTTTTATTGTTTCATTAAGTAATGAAATTTCTTTATCTTTGTTTGTTATAATATCATTTAAATTGTTAACAACCTTAATTTGTAGTTCACTTTTTGTTTGCATATCTCTAAGCATAGAAAATTGAAAACCTACAGTTACATCTTTAAGTGAGTCATTTATTTCATAATATCTAACTAGACTGTCTAATTTTTGTTTTTCTAAAACATCAGCTAATATTATCTTCGCATCAGATAATTTAAATTGTATTAACGTATCACCATTAATAACCACCGCAGTTACTCTATTATCTTTTATTGAGATAGTTTGTGAAAGTGTTTGCAACGACATTAGCAGACATGCGATTAACAGTAGGTTTAATTTTATTTTTTTCATTTTTAAGTTTTTGTATTTGTAGTTTCAATTCATCTATTTTATCATTATTAATATTTAATAACGCTTTAGCTTTAATGAATTCAATATTTAATTTTTTAATAGAATCATTTAATTGATTATTTCCACTAATCAATTTTTTATTAGATTCATGTAAACCAGTTATTTCAGTTTGATTATCTATTGGTGGTGTTTTACTATTTAAAATAAAATTTAACACCAATAAAAATCCCAAAACTAATATCATTATGGTTTTTATATCTAATTTCATATTAATTATTATTTGATTTGTATTCGTTAGTAAGTTTTAAGGCCCATTCATCAACCCAATTTTCATAATAACCTCTTAATTTTTGTAACACTAAACTAACTTTGTCATCTAGTTCAATATCTTTCATAGTAGTTTGTATATCACCAGCAGCTAAATCCATTTTAAAATGAATACCAGAATCTTCACTTTGTCTTTGTAAGAATGTACCTTCAATAATAACATTTTGGTCTATTGGGTAAATCTTGAAGTTATTTATTTTAACTCTTGGGTCTACAGTATCTTGTAGTTTTTTCAATTCATCATTAAATACCGCATCTCCAGATACTGGTGATATAGTATCACCTTCAATTTCTTTTGGTTCATTGTTATCTATTGGTTCTGGTAAATCATCACCAGCTTCTAATGGTACCACATTATTAGGTGCCATTTGAGGTTCAGCAATTTCATCAGCTTCAGTGATTAATTTGCTTTTAAAACCATTTCTGATGATTTCCATCATTTCTTTGGTTTTGTCGTGTTCGTTTATATTTTCTTTCATACTTTAGTTTGTTTCTATTTTATTTTTAAACTCTTGAAAATCCCAAGCTGGTGATAAATCAGTAAAGTGTCTTTCTAAATTACTTTTATAAATAACACCTTCATAACCATTGAAATTTTCAACCTTTGTATTATGTATTATAGATGTCATTGGTATATCGAATTCATTACATAATAACTTAACTAAATCTTTAGCTGACTCCATTTGTTCTTCAGTATATGGTGTCCAATAATTATAACCTCTCCATTTTTTTTCAATTATTTTAATTGGTTCTTTATAAATATGACCAACCCATGTAATATATTGGTTTTTTATTTTATCTTTCAACAACCAACCATCATTGTCTAATAATATCACAATACTTTTATCCTCTAATTCTTTATCACCAAAATATTTGGATTGAAATTTTGGTTCAAAGTGTTTATAAATAGAACCAGCCGCATCAATTGTAAATGCAGCTGTTTTTTGGTATTTACCATTATATCTATGTAACCAACCATTATAATGTTTCATCTCATTATTATTGGTGTGACCTATAACTATTTGTTTTTTAGTATTTTCAATTTGCAAATAATTACTAGATGGTAATTTATATTTAATCTCATCAATTATCATTGTTTACGTCTGAAAAAAAACTTGTTGTTATCACCATCCTTGATGTGTTTGTTTGAACCTATCCTTTCAATTGTGTTTGTACCTTTTGATGGAGGAACTGGAACTGAATAACCTCTATTCTCTTTAACCTCTTTAATATCTTCAACTTGTATTTTCCCATTAGGTATTACTGGTTCTTTTTTATAAATTGGAACCTCTATTTCTTTTTCACTAACAAATGTTGTTATTTCTGGTTCTTCAATAACTTCTTCAATAACTTCTACACCCTCATTTACAGCATCATTTGGAGTATCACTTACGGCATCATTAATAGCTAACCAAGATGATGGCACTTGTGGTTCTATGGTTTCTTCATTTTCAACATCATGTCTCATGTAAACATTTGGTGTTGCTGGGTCTGGAATCCCATCCCAAACTTTCATTTCTGTTTGTGTTAGTTTAGGTTCTAGTGGTGTTTGTTTACCTTCTAGTTGAAAGATTCTATTGGTTGCTAATATCAATGCTATTGCCAATGGGTCAAAAACAAATATAAGTAGTAAAATCATATAGTTAACAACATTATCCATTGGTATACCAGTTAACCCAGAAATATATTTTAATGGTCCAACTTCACCAGCTACATCACTACCAGCTTTTAATTCTAATGCTTGTACATTATATTTACTAACTGAGTCAGATAATGAGATATTTTTAGTATTTAATTCATCAATCTCAAGTGATAATTTTTGAATCTCTTTATTTGAACCTTCGATATCTCTCCTTACCTTATCTTTACTGTAGTTACCTTGGGTGTTATCAATTCTATTTTCTTGGTTTGTTCTTAACCCAGATAATTGATTTATTCGTTTAGTTTTAGTTTCAATTATTGATTTATTTTCAGTTATTGATTTATCAAATATTTCTTTTTTAGCTATTAAAACATCAACCTCACCTTCATGAATCTCTAATTTATTCGCAGTCTTTTGATATGCGTTTGATAAGAAGCCATAAATACCAGCAGATGTTATAATCATAAGTACACCAACACTTATAGTTAAATAAATTTTAAGTGTTGTTGCTAATTTATCCCAATACGTGTGTAATGCTGTTGTTGTAACTATTTTACCTAATTCTAAAACACTGGCCATTATAATAACAGCTGTACTAGCACCAGCAAATAACTGACTAAGACCCCATATAGAAAAATATGCAGCACAACCAGCAACGGCTAATGCTAACACCAACATTACATAACTAAACCTAATTTTCATTGTATATATTTTAATTATAAATACTAATCATTAATTAAAGTGAACAAATCATGTGCATTATGTCTTAATTTTCTAAGTGCCTTTTCTTTGATTTGTCTAATTCTTTCTTTTGTTAAACTATATTTTTCACCTATAGCTTCAAGTGTCATTGCTTCACATTGTGTATTAACACCAAAATAAGATTCAATAATTTCTCTTTCTCTATCATCTAAAACACTAAGAGTTTTATTTATTTGGTCTTTAACTCTTTTATCGATTATTAATTCTTCTTCTTCAACTTCACTAGCTATTAATTGAATCAATTCATCACCTTCTTCATTGATACTCTCATTCAAAGATGCACATTTAGGGAAGTATAACATACTTGAAGTGTCTTTGTCTTTATCTTTGATTTCACCAAATACTGGTTCTCTTTCATTTTCATATTCAAATTTAGCAATTTCTTTATTTAAATATGATATTTTGTTAATTACATTTGCTGGTAATCTAACCATTCTAGCATTATCGTTAAGACCTTGTATGATTGATTGCCTAACCCACCAAACAGCGTAAGAGATAAATCTAAAACCACGTTTATGGTCAAATCTAGAAGCAGCTTTTATTAAACCATAATTACCCTCATTAATCAAATCGGATAATGGTAATCCTTGTCCTTGATATTCTTTAGCAACAGAAATTACAAATTTTAAATTAGCTTGAACCAATTCATGCATTGCTTTATCATCACCATTTTTTATTTTCTTAGCTAATTCAACTTCTTGTATAGGTGTTAATATTGTTGATTTTCTAACATCTTTAAAATATTTACCTATGCTATCATCATTGTCAAAATTTACGTATTTTTTACTCATTAAAATTCATAATTTCTTATCTTTTCGTTATTTTTGTATTATACAAATATACGCATAAAAACCTTAAAAGTCAAGGGTTTTAGCATATTAAATCCATAAAAAACTTAAAATTTCTTTTTCATATTCACTCATATTTTCAACACCATTATCTATTATTTTATCTTGTAAGTCGTTCTTCTCTTTATGAGTCATTTTACTTATATCGTCTTTGGTTAGTCTATCAGTTTTTAAAGATTGTCTTAATGGTCTAATATGACTTTTAATATCTTTTGTACTTGATGACATCTCAACATCTTTTAAGAATTCAACAGCTCTTTCATCTAAATCACTTTCAGCCATTTCTTTTAAAAAACCAAATAACCCATCATTAACTTCTTTTTTATTGATATTAAAACCAGAATTTTCCTCATTTAAATCAAATAATAAAAAGTTCCTTTGGTTCAACTTAAAAAAATCACTTAACTCTTTAGGTGTTAATGCTGATGTGAATGTAGCTAGTAAAATACCTCTAGCATCTAATAAATTAATTTTAGAATCCGAAACTTTTTCGATTTCTAATTTAATACTACCATGGGTGTTAGCACCCATTATAACTATACAATAATTTCTAAATTTCATAATAACTTTATTTTTAACAAAGATACTAATAATTATCTAACAAATCAACTATTTTAAATTTAAGCTTGATATATTATCATTACCTTTAACAACTGTAACAACGTTATCTGCCCAATCCTTAACCAAGTCATTGTGCGTAATTAAGAATACAATATCATACATATCTTTTATTTTATCAAACAATGGTTTAAGTTTTTCAATGTTTTCTGGTGCTACTTTACCTAACACTTCATCAAATGTGATGAAATTAGGCATTGGTAATGTGGATATTTTACCTAGTACACCTCTCAATGCTAAACTAGATGCCGTTTTTTCAAACCCACTACCAGATTTCAATAATTTAGATACTCCATCTTTGATTATTAAAAACTCAACGTCATTCTTATCATTCATAAATATCTCGATTTCGAAATCACACACATCTTCTAATAATCTTTGAACCTCAGAGTTAATAATTGGTAATACTGAACGTAATACTAATTTACTAATACCTTTTTTACCCACCAAATCAATATAGACCTTAAATACTTTTTCTACCTCTTCTTCTTTTTTAATTGTTTCAATCAATTTATTTTTAATCTCAATTGAAGATTTATTTAAATTAATATCATTACCAACTCTTTCAATATTGGTTATTGTATCATCTTTGGTTCTATTAGAAACAACTAATTTAGTTTTAACATTCTCAACTTCACTATCAACTCTTTTGTTTAGTTCAATAGCTTCTTTGTTAAGTTTATACTTCTTAAGTTCATTCATCTTAGATGAAACATCGTTTCTTAAAGCACCAATTTCAACATCAATTCTATCTCTACTTAATTCTAATTTATTTTTATTATCGATTACTTCTTTGATAGTGTTTAAAGATTCTAATTCTTCATTGATACTTTTGATTAATAAACCTAATTTGGTTACATCACTTTTGATTAATTCGATTTGTTTTTTATGACCATCTATGTGTTCAGAGTTATCAACATCATCTAATTTTCTGTTACATGATTGACAAATACCACCAGCAACCAAATCATCAACAACTATTTCCAATCGACTAACCTCGGCACTCTTAACGGCCTTATCAGATGTTTGTGTTGTTAAATCTTTTGTTAATTCGTGGTGACGGTCCTCATCAAAACTAACTTCACCAATCTCTTTAATTTCATCAACAACTTTGTTAAAGTTAGCTAATAATATTTTACCATTTTCGGTTATTGTTTTAATATCACCTTCTAATTTAGATGGATTAAGCTCAGAAATAGTAACATCTATTTTTTCTTTACTATTTAACAATCTATCATTCTCATTACTTAAATCAGTAATTTCTTTTTTGGTTGATTCAAGACGTTCATTTAATGTTTTTTCTAATTCAACTGCTAAAACACCTTTTTCTTTGTGGTCATCAATTTCTTGATTTAATGTAATCACATCAAAATCATTAGATTTTTTCTTTTTAGCAAATTCATTATACATAGTTCTAACAGCAGCTTCTTTCATTTCTAAAACTTCCAGACCAATAAGTCTAGTAAGTATCTTTCCAGATTCTGTTGTTGTTAAACCAATCAAATCATCTAAATTATTTTCAGTTGCCAATACAAGCATCTCAAAATCTTTTTCAGTACCAATAGTTTCTTTTAATTTTTTAGTAGTTGCTTTAGCATCTTCCTCATTTAATTCCTTTTCAGTACCATCTGGTAATAACTCATAGTAATTAACTTTATTCGTAACTGTCCATTCACCAGTTTTCTTTTGTGAACGTCTCATTTTACGCTCTATAATGACTTCATCACCTTCTAAATCAATCATACCACGCACAACTAATTCATTTTTATCACTATATGTATTAAAAATTTGCTCATTCTTATCTGTTTTGGTTGTTGTACCATGACACAAGAATTTAATACCATCAATTGTGAATGTAGTTTTCCCACCTTGATTAGCTGGAACTGAATTAACAACTGTTAAACCTTTTAATTTAGAAAATGGAACATAATTATCCTCACCAAAACATAAGAAATTATTAACCATAAGCCATTTCATTGACCATGTTTTATGTTGTGAAGAATTTAAATCCACATTTAGCTCACCATTAACTTTGTTATCCAAAGCTATTATTCTATCAAAATCGATAACTTTACCATCTCTTTCAATAATCTCTTTCATAAGAGCTCTTTGGTAATTAACATCCATGATATTTTCAATACCAGCACCACTAATTTCAATTAATTCACCCTTTTCATTCTTCTTAACTGGTCTATAGACAACATTAATATTGTTCCTATTCACACCGTATTTAGAAGCAAAATAGTTTCTAATTTTAATCTTATTATCTTTACTGTAATTATGTGGTAAATCATCCCAATACACTTTAATTTTAGAGTGTGTTGATATCATTGTTTTATCTAGTGTTTCAATATTATTCTCCATAAAAATCTCTTTTATTTTTGTTTCGTTCTAATTCTAACTTTTGTAACGTACTATTCCATTCTTTTTGAAAATGTTCAGAATCTTTCTTATAAGAATCACGTTCCCCTTCAAGTTTTGTTACCTTTTCAGATAGTTCTTTTGTTTGTGAATCGTCAGTTATATAAACTTCTTTTTCAACTGTAATTTCTTTTATAACTTCCACAATCTTTTCAACTGGTACTTCTACAATCTTCTCAATTATTTTATCTTTTGGTTGAGCTATTGGTGATGAACCAAATTTTTCAGCAGTAAAGCCTTGTTTGATTAATTTTATTATAAATTCATCAATATTTGAGATATCATTGACTCTACAATAATCCCAAATCTCATCTTTAAGGTTCTTCGGTATCTCCATCTAGTCCTAATATTAAATCTTTAACATCTTTATCTGTTTGGTGAAGAAATTGAATTTCTCCGTTGTTGGTATCCACATATACCGTCAAAACTTTGTTATTTGTCATAACATAAGTATTTCCATCTCTAGCTAATCCGAACTCACCATTTACAATGATAAAGTCATCCATATCAGCTGGAATGCTATTAATGTACGTTTTTAATTCTGTTAACTTCATTTATCTTCATTTTTAATTTTTTAACATTTTCATACTGACTAAGTAATTTTTCTAATCGATTTGGTTTTAATGTTTTATATGTAGAATCTAAAAATTCAATAGCTGAGTTTTGGTTGAAGTTATCTAAAAGTTCCTTAGCAATATCATTTATGATTTCTAAACCATTATCTATCTCTAATGAATAGTCTATACTTTCAACACTTTCCTCTATTAAGTATGGTGTGAATAAGTTAATTAATTCTTCTAATTCAAACTCTGGTATTCTAAACCATTCGGTTCTACTTGTTTTACCAGAGTTTTCATTAACAGCTAATATCCTATGTCTACTATACCTATTATGTAATTCAATTTCTGGTATTTCTGAAATACCAATTAAAATAAGTGTCGGGTTATTGGCTCTTATTTGTTTGTATCTTCTATCTATATTATCCGTTTTTCCAATCTTGTATAAACCATTGGCTTCCATTAAATAAGTAATAATCATAAATTAGTAATTTTCTCAGAACCACTTTCAATATCTTCAAGTGATTTTATTCTAAATTGATAATAAGGAAATCTATTATCAACATCATGTTCTGTAAATGTTTTTGATTCAATATCCCAAAACAAAAAACCATGCTTAGTAACGTTTTCACCAAAATCTTGTTGAATAAGACTTGATGGGTAAGCAATTGGAATACCTTTATGGATAAATGATTGTCTTTTATGTATATCACCTAACATAACAATATCACACCCTTCAAATATATCTAAACCAGCACCATGGTCAAAATCATAACCAATATCTGTTTTAGCATTCATTATTGGTGCATGGAACAACCCAATGTATGTTTTATCATCACCAAATTCAATTCTAGCACTTTCAATATCTGGTTTACTATTATCTTCAAATATTGAATATACACACCAAACAATATTGTCATCCAAATAACATTTAGACTCTTTGAAATAATTTATATTTGCATCTGGTAAGAATTGTACCATTGGTGTGATACTATCCATACGGTCTTTATTATTCTCTAATAAATCATGGTTACCAGCGATAACTATAACTGGTGCTATCTCTTCCAATTTTCTTAGAAACCATGTCCCTAACATAAGTTGTTCATTTGATATAACAATCTTTTGATGAACCAAGTCACCAGCAACAAGTATTCTAACTTCATCCTTTTCATATCCTTCAACCAACTCGATAATGTCTTTATATAGGTTTCTAAAAACCTCTTTATACTCATTATGTAGTCTCATTGTTCTGATATGAATATCAGCCATGTGTATAATTTTCTTTACCATTTATAATTATTTTTTATATCCGTTTAATCTTTTTATTTGTCCATTAAGTTTTTCAACTTCTTTATTAATATATTCATTTAAAGAAAAAATAGCATCTTCTATATAAATAAAAATTCCAAAACCAACAGATTTATTTCCATCATTAATAATTTCTGGTTTTTTCTCCCATTGTTTACCGAAACTTAATCGAATACCATTCCATTCACTTTTTATTTCACGGTATTCACAACTACCCATACTTAATTCAAGACCTTCAATCATTAACTCTACTATAGTAAAATTTTTATCATCAACGTAATAAATTGTATCACCTAATTTTAAGTCTTTACCAGTTTTGAACATATTAAGCGTTTTTCATTATGTTATAGTGGTGCATTTCAATAAGTTTTTTAGCTTCGTGTTTTAAATACATTATTTGAATCTTTTCGAATGACATTTTCTCTTTATCCCAATAACCAACACATATTTGACGACATTTACGATTTGGGTGCTCTAATTCGTACATATAAGCGTACACAGATAACTGTAATGTATAAATTGACCATTGACATGCTTGTAAGTGGTCAAATGGTTTAAAAAGTGTCTGATAACCAAATTCATTGAAGAAGTTAAATACTCTATTTGTTTTCCAATCCCATACATCAAAGAAAATTGGGTCTATATCTATTATTAAATCCGACATACCAGCTAACTCATATTCTTCAGAAAAAAGGATTCTTTCTGGCCACATAGCAATACCTTCATTAATCTTCAATGCTTCATAACCTTCAATAACTTTTTGTTCAAATAACCCATCTTCTGACTCATCTGGAAAATACCATTTATTAGCTAATAAATAACGCTCAACTATATCATGGACTTTTGACCCATATATATTAGCATCATCATTTAATTTTTGCCAAAAATCAAGTATTTCTTGTTGTGACAAACCAACGTAACGTTCTTGTTTTGCGTTATCTAATTGATTAAATATTGCCAATGAAACAGATTCAGAATCAAAATGAGGTTCAATGGATGAAAGTGTCGTAGTTACCGACTTATATGTTTTACCAGTTTCCCTATGATGATATTTATGTTCTATTGGTTCAAGGTAAACTGGACCAACCCATAATTTCGCTTTACTCATTATTTTTTTTTTTATTACAAATATACCATTTTTTTAACTTACATGCAAGTATTTATCTATAAAATATTATATGGTAAATAGTAATATGAAAAATTTTATAAAACAAAAATTAAACGAAGCGTTATTGAAAGAGAAATTAATGCTTAAAGATTGGGATTTATATATTCAATTGGTAGCTAAGGCTTATGCTGAAGCACCAGACTTCGATGCTAGTGTTGTAAACGCTTGGAATGCTCTTAATCAATCTAATTATACATTATTTAATAGAATCTTATCAAAGGTTAATTTAATCTTCATAACTTCAGATAAGAATAAAGTTGGTTCTATTGAAATAAATGGTAAACTTTATAAAGTTAAATTAGCAGAACTTGGTGATGAGTATAATACTCAAAGTGAGATGAAAAATTCATTCAATGAAACTGGTATACTTAAAATTAGTATGGATTATTCTGAACACCCTATATTAAGTGTTAAAGATAATATTGTATTTAGAAGTGTTCATGATTACATTGCTCATATATTAGGTAATCATGATTTTGGTGCTAAGGGTGAAATAGCTTGTTATAATTTACACGCTAAAATGGCACCTAATGCAGCAATACCAGCGTTGTTTACTGAAGTGGTTGGACAAGCATCAACAACAATAGTAACTAATTCTTACCCTAAACAAAAAATAGCTATATTAAAAGGTTTTGATTACACAAGGGTAGGTCTAATTGATGATGATAATTATGTGATTGTTGATAAGGTTTTAGTTCCTAAATCACAAGCTGAAAATCCAATTATAAGTAAACCAATCGATAGAACTGAACCAAGTGTTGTTCCACAAAAACAAGAATTTGAAGAACCTTCATTAACTGAGTATTATGATGATTTTGATTATGATGATATGGATTTTTTTGAACCAAAGAAAGCTAAGAAATCCGATAAGGTTACTTTTATGGCTAAATTACCAGATGTGATTAGATTATACAGAATACTTGTTGCTGATTCAATAGAAGATATCGATACAACATTCTTAGGTTATCATTATTCAATGGATAAAAATAATCTATTAAGAACACACAGCTTTTTAAAAGGTAAAAAATACTTCTTGGCGACTGTAGATGCTAAAAAATCTTTGGTGGATATAAAAACTACTATGGATAATAATGCATTATATCCTAATGAAAAAGAAATAACCCTTAAAAATAAAGGTAGAGGTGTTGATGTTATATCTATTGAACCGTTGAATTAACTATATTCATTATAATTTAATTTTCTGGATGTTCTAAGTAAAGCAACTACACCCTTAGACCCATATTGTTCAAACAATTTAGATGGGTCATAACCTTCTGGTGACTTTTAAGTAAATTATATGTATTTATATTAAAACATATAAATGCCTTATAAGAACCCAGAAGATAAAAAAGCACATAACAAAAAACGTTATGAAAATAATAAAGAAAAATTAATTTTACAAAATAAAGAAAATAAAAATAAAAAAATTAATAATAAAAAATATCGAGATAAAAATAAAGAAAAAATTAATGAAAACCAAAAAATATACGCATTAAATAATAAAGAGAAAATTAATACATATAAAAGAGAATACGAAAAAAATAGAATGGAGATTGACCCATTATTTAAAATGATTAAAAACATTAGAAACTTAATTGGTGTTTCAATAAAAAGACAAGGGTTCGATAAAAACTCAAAAACTATTACCATACTTGGTTGCTCATTTAATGAATTCAAGTCATATCTAGAATCAAAGTTTGAAACATGGATGGATTGGGGTAATAAAGGTAAATATAATGGTGAATTAAACCATGGTTGGGATATAGACCATATTATACCAATATCTTCAGCTATAACTGAAGAAGATGTGATTAGATTGAATCACTATACGAATCTTCAACCATTGTGTAGTAAAATAAATAGAGATATTAAAAAGGATAACTTAATTTAACTCATCATATTTTAACTTTCTTGTTGTTCTAAGCAATTTAATAACACCTTTTGACCCATATACTTGATTTATTAAACTAACATCATACCCTTCTGGTGGGATACATATTCTAATTCTATCGTATAAATCACCAAAATTTAATTGTTTGTATAAGTGTATCGCATCTTTTAGTGCATCATCATCTAATAACACCACAATATTAGATGATGATTTATCATAAATCATTTCTAACAAGATTGGTGATATGTATTTACCTAACATTGGTATTGAATTCGGTACTACTATATGGTCAGTAACACCTTCAACAAGATATATTGTAGCATCCCAATTAATTTTAGACTCATTGAAAATTATTTCTTGTTTTTCAACATCTGGATTTAAATATTTTAATTTGGTTTTCTCTTTTGCAAACCATCTAGCGATAAAATAATTTAATTTACCTTCACTATCATAAGATGGGATAATAATTCTATTAAAATGTTTACCCTTGATAGTATAACCTATATCAAATTCTTTGATTATATCATCTGTAATACCACGTTCTCTTAGATATGTCATGGCCATATCATACTTAAAATTTTTGGATGTGGATTCGGATAACTTTTTATAACTTTCTGGTAATTCAACAATAACTTCTTTACGTTCTTTACCAACCATGGTGTCAGCATCTGGTTTTAATAGTAAGTAATCACGTAAATTTTTTTGTGAACCGTATTTTTTGATTAGTTTGGTAACTGGCCCTTGCATGTTGTTTACCTCACCACAAGACCAACAGTGAAAAACACTTCTATTATAGTTTATTTCTAAGTTACCTTTACCATCACCTTCGAACATATTTTTCTCATACGAACACGCTGGACAATCAAAAGAGATTTGTCCAGTATCTTCATTGTGTTTTCTGTTTTCACCTAGAAAACCTTCGAGTATATCTACTAATAATACTGACATACCGCAAAATTACTAATTTATTATTGATTTTACAACTTTTTATTAGAATTTTTTTAAAATAAAAGATTTAACCAATAAATTTATGGTTGTACGTTTGTCTGAATAATACTTTGAATTATTGGTTGCAATGTATTTCTTTCTAACCATATCAAAAATATCTAGTATTGTTTGATTCCTTAATTCTAATGTGTAATTTAACTCAAAATATGTAATGTGAAAATCAACAACTGATTTGACAATAATCAAATCTTCATCAATTGTATTATCAATTAATTTATTTGTTTCACTTTCCATAACTCATTTTTTTGCATATATCCAATACCAGCTACATACGCATCAGAAGTATCAAATGTTTCTTTTTTGAGTTTGTTTTTCTTATCGTAAAACCAAGCTACTTGTGGTTCTAATTCAGCAACCTTTTCCCATAACACATATTTCTTATCAACATCAAAAGAATAATCACCAAATAATACTGGTGTATTTTTAGCAATGACTTTTTCAGTTAATGGTGTACCATCTTTTTTAAATTTTCTAATTGCCATTAATTCTGGGAATGCATATTTACGTGCATCATATGATGAAATAAAATCTGGAACAACACCAACTGTATCGTAAACAGATTTTGATATCATACCATTAAAACGTAAAAGAGTTGCAATAGTATACACATTATTTGATTGTAATAATGGTTCTTCAATAACAACTTTAGTAATACCAAAGTCACTATAATTAGCTAAAAATTCTTGTTCAAATATTTCAACCTTACGGAACAATTCTTCCATCTTACTTTGTGGTTGTGGTTTAACTTTTGGTGATACATGGTGTAATAATTTTAATTCACCATGGTCACCCATATCTTGGAATAACGCAATACCTATGCAACTTGTTGACACATCCAATGCTAATAAAAATTCTGGTTCTTTTGACATATAATTCTTTGTTTTATACCAATGTATAAAACCTTACGAAAAAATAAAGTCTTAAAGCGTGATTTTTATCGATAATGCTAAAAATTCGTTTATATTTTTGTTTATTTGTCTATCAGTCTTAGCCATAGCTATTAAATTACCAAAAGAATCATATAACCCAACTTCACTAAATCTAGGGATATCACTACCAGTAAACGTAACGTTTGTAGATGCCCCAAATTCACCTCTAGCCGCAATACAATTAATGCTTTGATACACTGAAGTGGATACGCTATTAAAAGTGACTGTAGACGCTGTTGTTGCCCCCGTTAATACACCACCAATATTATTAACTATTGTTGGGTCTGTGATAACCAAGAATCCTTTATCTAAATAAGCGATACCAACTATAGTATCAGCTGTTTTAGCAATATTACTATTGGTTGTTAAATTATATAGTTGTTTACCATTACTACTGAAAGGTTTATCAGTGTTGTAACCAGTACCCCAACTTAAAGATGCATCACCACCATTTGGTTTCATGATTGAATCCGAAAATAACAAGGCTATATTATCACCTAAAAATTGTGTTGTTAAAGATGTGTCTCTAAGATTAGCATCTTCAATATTTAATGAACTACCTTTGTTTTCATAAGTACTATAAATATTATACGTACCAGCTGAGGTAGGTAAACTTAAATTAATAGTTTTTCCATCAATTAATTCACCATATGATACATTATTTATTCCCATAACTAGTATGTTTGATTGTGCAATACCAGAAAGTGCTGTATCTGAAAAACCACCATTACTAAATGTAACACCAGTATAATTTATATCTTCAGTTGAACCTAATGATAAACCGAATGAATAAAATAAATTAACCAATGGGTCTGTTGCATTGTTATTCCTATCGATTAAATTTTGTGTCAATGAAGTTCCAGAAACAGTTGTTACACCATTATATAAAACATCACTAATTATTTGTGTAGATTGAGTTTCAACTGGTTTTGTTAATGAACCAGTAGTATTAACAACCAATACACTTCTAAAATTAGTATTTGGGTTAGTTCCATTACCTAATGTTGAATTAGGTCCTATTTCACCACCTAAAGATGGGACTTGACCACTACCCAATGAGTTAACAGCATTGTAGTTAGCATCTGAATCACCAAGACTAAAACTAGTAATTAATGTATTATTTGTTGAGACAAGTAATTGTCTACCTATTGGTGTTAACTTTGCTGTTAACGATATAGTTGTTGCTGTGTTATTAAATCCCATGATTAAAAATCCATACTAAGTTCAATTGTTATTGTGTTTGATGCAAGAGTGATTGGTGTACTTACTTTACCAACACATACTAGATTTTTATCAGTATCATAAATACCAACTTCACTAATCTTAATATTAGGTGGGTTAGTTGACATATCTTTACTTCTAGTTGGATTTGTAGTAGAGTTAAATGTTGATGAATTTACATTTACATTAAAAATTGTTTTATATATTGTAGCACCAATGTATGTATTTAAGTTTCCATAAAATAATCTTTCATCACCAAATTGTAATGCATCTGGTGTCATATTAGCAGCTAAATTTAATAAACTGATAAGGTCAAAAGTAGTTGATGTCGCACCATTTATCATGTCTAAAACAAAACCAGTTGTTGATGGTACTTGACCTTCAAGTAATTTAGGGTCAATAGTTTCACCAGAAACACCAGTAATAGCTGTTGAGGTTAAATCAACTTGTTTCCATGAACCAGCATCTGGTCTAGTTGTTGAGTCTGGAATTATTTGGTATAATAATTTAAATTTCTTAGCGTAAAAACCGTAACCATCATATGTAGCCGATTCATATTTACGCATAAATGGTAATAAATCAGTTGAATTGATTTTAAATGCTACATCCTTAGCAGTATTTGATTCGTTTGTTAATTTTACATATTTCTGACAAGGCATACTAGAAGTTAAACCAGTTCCTATTTCATTTTCAAGGCTATAAGTTAAATAGATTGTACTGTTTATAGGTAAAATACCAGTAGAAGTACCACCAGAAGGTGAAGAAATCGTTGCAGATAATTCTGGAAGTGTCCAATTTCTATTTGATTTGTAAGATGTAGCAGCCACTATCTCATCATCGTGTAAAACAATAGTTTTTAATTGTGGATATACTCTACCAACAACCATTGGTGTTGCTGAATTTGAAAGATATGAAGAATCCTCATATAAATCCATGTATTCAATATCACTAGTACCAATATATTGTGTCAGACCACTCGCTGTAAATTTCATACCCATTGTAGTACCACTTTCAGTTGCGTAAGCACTTCTATGATACATAAGGTCTGGCATAACAATACTAACCGTTTTACCATTTTGTGTATCTACATAGAAAAATTCACCATATAGGTTAGAAATAGTGTTATTAGTATAATGAATGATTGACACTGATTTACTAATATCATCTGGATAACTAATCCCAGGTCCATTACAACTAAAAGATAATGTGGTAGCAGTGCTTTGACATAAATATTCTAAGTATGGGTTTTTCTCACCCAAATAAGTATAAGAACCAAATTTAGTGTAATTTTCATACAATTTAGTTTTTGTTAAACCAGTTACACCAGCTAAATCTTCACACCAAACATTATTCATATTCCAAACTGGTACATCATGACATGTAATGTTTGAAGCTGAATCGAATGAAAGTGTTCCAGAATCCCAATATGCAGTTGTGTTTCCAGTAGCTATCGTATCATATACTTCACCACCTCTATAAACAAATACTTGTGAATTACCAGTGAAACTAGAATAATTAGGTAAATTTCTATCGATAGTAATGTTATACATATCAATAATATCTTGTATTTTAAACCATAGATTTGGTAACGGTCTAGTATTCTCATCTGGTATTATAGTTCCAGAATAATCATTAGCTACCTTAATCAAAACTATATCACCAATTGTAAATGCCGATGTTGGTCCAATATTTAAATTTGTTGTTCCATCTAATATTAAATTACTTATTAAATTAGTGAAAGCAACATAAGTTTCAGTAGATTTTGTTGTATAATTACCACCAGAATAAGTAAAAAAACCTCTTTCTTCAGCTTGATTATTTACAACAGCTTTTATAACATTTAAGTTAGTGTTAGTTAAATCTTGATAAGGTGTTGCTGCATTACTTGGAGTAATATACGATTTAAAATTTGGTTGTCTATCTAATGGTCTTAGTATTTTACTAGTTTCACTAAGTGTAGTATCACCAACATTAATTGCTGCATCTACGATAGCTTCTCTATTATAATTAAGTTCAGAATCACCGATAGCCCAATATGTAAAATTAAGTTTTCCTTGTGCTAACATTTCACGCCCAGTCTGAGTTAATTTAATACTAACAAATGGATTTGTATTTTTTATTATATATGACATAAGTTTTCTTTTAATTTATTTTTTATTTTTTCTTTATATGAAATTCTAATTAATTTTATCTTATTTTCAAGACAAAACTTATTTTTTATATTATCTTTTTTTTCTTGGTCAATTAAACCATTAACACCACCCCATCTATCAATTATTTCAAAATGTTGTCTACCATCATATTCAATACATATATCCAACTCTGGGAGGTAAAAATCAAATGGTAATGGGTATTTATCCCTACAACCACTAAAAACATATTGTTGTATGTGTTTAATTTTATAATCTTCTAAAATAACCCTTATCTCACGCTCACCTTTTGATTCTTTACATAATAAACAACCATGACCTTTAATATGTTTATCTGAAGATTGTTCAAATTCACCATGGATAGGACAAATTATTTTTATCTTTTTAAACGAACCTTTATAATTCACTAATGAATAATCATATTTATTACCGTGTTTTTCTTTAACTTTATTAATATATTCTTCACTGTTTAATTGTCTACCAGAACACTTTAAACAACCATGACCCTTTAAATGACTATTTGGTTCTTGTTCAAACGTGCCATGAACTGAGCATATTATTTTAACTTTTGTTTTATTATTTTTGTAGTCAACTAAAGAATAATCGTATTTGTTGTTATGTAAATTAACTGATTCTTTTATAAAAGATTCGGTTGTTTTATTAACACCAGAACACTTTAAACAACCATAACCCCTTAAATGACTATTTGGTTCTTGTTCAAATATATCGTGAGTTGGACATGTTATTTTTATTTTTGTTTTATTATTTTTGTAGTCAACTAAAGAATAATCGTATTTGTTGTTATGAATTAATTTTGCTTTTTCAATAAACGTTTCATTTGTTAATTTTTTACTCATATTTTTATTTACTAATAAATATACACGAAACCAGAAAAGTGCTAATTGTTCACGACCTTTCTCCGTTAATTTAATACTAACGAATGGATTTGTATTTTTTATAATGTAACTCATATGTTATAAATATGTTTTTATCTTATTTTAGTTATAAATATTCAATAGTAAATAATATTAGTACGAATTTATTGAATTCGTTTGTATTATAATTGGTATTATTTCACTATATGTAGTATCATTGATTATATCACCACATATAGTTTTATAATTTTTACTATTCTTGACTCTATAGTATAGTGTAGTTCCAACAGTACCCGTTGCTGTAAATGTATCGTTATAAGCTGGATGACCAACAATATAAGGTGTGTTACCACTATAATATAAATTACTAAATGTTTTACCACTACTTACTTCCAATGAGAAAAACCCATTATTTAATTCTGGTGCTGTTTTTAATGTCCATGACACTAATGGTCTGTTTGTGTAAATACCATTTACAACGTTTGTTTTAGCGTAATATGCTAATGTAATTATATCATCCAATAATAAATCCCCTTCTAGTATAATTCTATTTGGATTTGTTGTTGATTGATAATAATCAATACCATTCGCTAATGTAGCACCATTTATCATAACAATCATCGTGTTAGTTTCTGTAGGTGTTACATTCGTATAAATTTCGTACTTATCAGTTTCAGAATTATAATATGCTCTATTGGTACCTTCACCATTTGTTGAACCACTAACAATTGGGACCGATATGAATATCGTATCACCTTGTAAGTTATTAGCAACACCATCAGTACCAGAAATAATCGTTATTATGTCATCTGAGACTGTTTCACCAGAAAGTGTTATGATATCACCATTAACTACATAATCGTAGTTTTTAGCCAATATTAGACCGTTAAGAGTTATTAACACATTGCCAACAATTGTTGTAGGTATTACAATATTTGTTATTTTAGCTTCTGGGAATATTATTAATTGATTTATCCCTTTAGCTGGGATAACATTATCCGTTGTTGTTTGGAATATTGGAACTTCAGCTGCTTTTATAGCTCTAAAGAAAAAGTCATCATTTCCATCATATAACCCATATTCAGAACCACTTCTATATAGTAATGTATCCACAGTTTTACCTAATTTATTCATATATTCACTAGAAACATTGAATTCAAAATATCCTTTAACTAAGTATTCACCATCCAAAGATAAACCACTTAATGGTATTATTTGAGTTGTCGCACTTGTTGCACTAAAACCAGAATATTGTAATACTTCAGATTTATACATAGGTGGAATGTAGAACATTTCAGCATCCGTATTATATTTATATATTTCATATTTGAATGTAGCTGAATTTGCTGTGAATGAATTGGTATTGGCTGTAAATTGGAAAGTTAATGGTATTGTTGTTGCTGTAGTTATAACATATGTTGTACCAGTATTTCTGCTGCAATCGATTTTTGAAGCACCACTTAAATTAAACATTGGGTTTTCGAAAACAGAAATATCTGAACTCATATTAACATTCAATATATCCCTATTTCTAACAGCACCGTTATCATTTTGTATGTATATTCTCTCTTGGTATCTCATTAGTAGCTTATTTCTAGTGTTACCATTGGTAAATTATAATTATATTTATTTTTCAATCCAAAAGTAATTGGAATGGTTAACGCTTCAGTATATTCTGCTCTAGTTAAATTTTGTAAAATTGCTATAAAACCATTCATAGATATATAGTCTTCTAATTGTACTTCACCAGTAATAGATTTAACCAACACAACCTCACCAACTGGAGTTGTATGTATTTCACCTTGTATATTTCTTATTAATTGTGGCATATCTATAAATATGTTTTTTTAACTATTATTATTGGTTATTTTGAATTATCTCAATTGTACCCAAGTATTCTGAACCATTATCTATTTTTTTAATATAAACACCAGTACATTTTTGTGTGTTAACATTACCTAATACTTTTAAATCAACACCAACATTGGTGTCTATTCCGATATATTCAACATCATTTTTTGGTTTAATACATGTATATAAATTACTTTTTTTATAAGCAAATTTTTGTTGGTCAAATATTGTATTCCCATAAATCTTAACACTACCCCATATCGTAGTTGCTGGTACAACTTGTTCAACAATATCAACCCAATATGAATCAATTAAATGTGAAAACTCATCCATATTAACATAATCAAAAGCTGAACTAGTTGTTGGACAATATTCTGAACTATTAGTATATCTATCGTATAATGCTCTAAGTGTTGGATAACCAGATAAAACCTTTCTAGATTTAGCATCTATTAATTCAGAAGTTAAATAATATTCGAAATCTTCAATTGTTGTAACTGCTGATAATGGTTGTGTCATTAATAAATTAAAATCAACTGATTCATCACCATTACAACAATCATCTATATTGTCAGATAAATAACCTAATCTACCATTTCTAGACATACATTTACTAGTCTTTTTATCCCAATAAACACTAGGGAATGACTTATTTAAATAATTTGTATTTGTATAAACTTCAGTATTTGCTGGATAACCAATATAAAAATAAGAATCAAAATATGATGTTGGAACTGATGGGAATTGTTCAATACCACTTTTCATAGCATTTGTTACATCATTTCTCATTTCATTAAACTTATTATTCATTACATTACATGAAGTTTCGGTTATTTGACTTGTAAAATTCTGTATATCATATGTACTACCAGTAAAATTACTAGAACTGTAGTAAACACCAAATGTTCCATCTGGATTATTTGTGTAAATATAATTACCAAATTCATAATGACTATACCAACCATCACCAATTCCAGTAATCATTGCCGCACTTATATCACCATAGTAACTATTATCGTAAAAATACATATATCTATTTTATTTATTTATTATCATTATCCATTAATATACAAACCATTTCTTGTAATCAATGTTAACACGTAATCTCTAGCAGCTAAAAATTCTTGTTTTTTATTTTCAATACTTCCAATAGCATCATTCACATCAAAAGTTTGAGTTGATGCAGTGGTTGGAAATTTAATCAATTTATTACCATCTTTTAAATTAAAATCATTGTTTGTTGCATAATAAGTATTACCAGATGTATCTATAATATCTAAATGTACATAATAATTATCATTAAAATCAATAGCATCCACAGTATTATTCCCAGAATCAAAAAACGGCATACCAGAAGTACTACCAGTGATATATGTTCCAAAAGGTATTTCATTATCATTTGTTGAATAATCAGATGCTAATGGGTTTGTATTATATTGAAAACCATTTGTATCAGCAACACCAATTGGTATATTAAGACGAGATAACCCACGAATTGAAGTACTACTAACATAAGGTAACCCTAAACCAGATGATGAAGGGTCGTTAAGTCTATATTCTTCTTGATAAACAATTGGACCATTTATCGAACCTTTTCTTATTGTTGTGGTAACATCAATTGGGATATAATCATAAGTTAACCCGTTGAATGGTTCTAATGGTCTATTACCGTTTATGTCTTGTATAGCTGTTAAATATAATCTTTTTTTTGATTGGGAGATTTCAATACCCATTATATTATTAACATTTCGATATTCTCTAACCCTAGTATTCATATTACTATATTTAATACCTAAATCATTGTCTCTTATATCTATAGTTACATTATCTAATGTTAAAGTACATATTTTATTTATCGTTATCGTATCAATTGTTTTTGACACAACACTAGCACCAAATGTTATTCCATCACCATAAACATAATTACCAAAAGACACCATTGATGTATCAGAGACACCGCTAATTACATAATTACCACCACTTAAAAATGTTGTTATACCAGTTATTGTAGTTATTAAATTAGATTGAATACTAAAATTATAAGTTATATCACCAGAAAAATCAGCAACACATTGATTATAATCATTACCATTAATAGCGTAATATTTACAAAAGGTAATATAATCTTGTTTTAAAAAATTAACACTAAAAGCTTCTGGTATTGCATCCTTATTTTTAGCCATACATTTTCTTTTGGTTGAATCCCATTGAACCGTAAATAAATCACGATAATCAAATAAATTACCATTTCCTTTTGTATTTACATTATCATTTACAACATAATTATTATAATTAAATGCATAAGCGGTATAATCATTTATGTAACCACCAATTACTGAACAAAATAATTGTGGTGTACCACTATAAGCTTTAATTTGATTAGGGTTACCTTCATTTATATAACTATTTAAACTAACTAAAACATTTGTAGGTTCTAATGTAGCTGTTATATCTTGGATATAAACTTCTAATTCATCATTATTGTTAGATAAAAAATAAATAAAAACATCAGATGAGTTAATAATCATCAAATCACCACAATCACATTTAAGTATTCGAGGTGTTGGTTCGTCTAAATATTGGTATTCATTAGGTTTTGGTGTTACACCAAAAATATATGCTGGTTGGCTAAACGATACCTCACGATTAGCTTTATTATAAGCATTTTCAGTAGCAATACGCACTGCATCTAAATCTGGATTAAGGAAAACATTATAAGGGCTATCTTTAACCGTAAAATAAACATTTGCCGCTAAATCCCTTTCGTTCATTGATTTTAACCATTGGTTTCTATGTTGTCTAATTGTAGTGTATATATCCTCTAAATCACCATAATTAGAATCCTTATAATCTATAATATTGAAACTACTTTTAAAACATGGTAATATTGGACAAGGACAATTATTTGTTTGAGTTAAAGCTGATAATAAACATGGGTTATCAGCAATATAACACCAAACATCTGTTTCTATAGCGGATGCAATGCTTATATCTAAATCAATTTCTTTTGTGTTTATTATAAGTCTTTCATCATTTACATCATAATCAGTTTGTCTAATAGGGTTTGTTGATACATTATTTTTAATGTTAAATGTTCTATTTGTAAATGTTGTATTAGCAATCCATGATTTTTTATTATCAATTATTCTTTCTAATTCAAAACTAGGTGGTTTACTTATAAACATTTTATTATCAGATACACGTGTACATGATTTATCCAAATGTATGTTATCAATCAACACACAAAAATCTGAACACGAATTATTTATCTTGATACTTAATTTAATCTTTTTATTTGCGATAGAATTAATAATTGTTGGGTCTGATACAATTGTTTCATGATGTAACCATTTTGAACTAAATGAATTACCACTTAATGAATTATTAAATAATGTTATATCAGATAACCCAGACTCAATAAATAAATCATCAATTAAATTTTCTCTTAATTCACTACATGAAAAAACATTATCTAATGAATTTATATCCATTGGAGTACAACCAGTTATACCTATAATAACTTCATTCCTATCTGGTTCACCACAAACTAAAAACCCAGTATCAATATTATTGATTAAATAAGAATATAGATTACCAATACCTATTGGTGATAATAATGAATAAGTTGCAACTGTTGTTAAAGTATTATTCAATACAGCATCTAAAGTTATTTCAACATCTAGTGTCTCAAAAACATCGATTGGTTTTGTACATGTAGATGAAGATAATGTTGTTATACTAATTAACGTAGTGTTTAAGTTATTTAATGTAGTGATACATTGTGTTTGTTGACTAATAAAAGATTCTAAATCTATTAATAATTGTGTTTTAGTTCCAAATGGTGTTGTACACGCAAATGCTAATATTGGTTGTTGAACATTATTAGCATTGTTTAAAGAAATAATACTAGCATTTTGGTTGGCTAATATTTCAAAATCAGTACATGAATATGATGTTGCATCCCCATTTATAAATCTATTATATCTATTACCTAATATTGTTGACCATGCAGCTAACCCTTCTTCTGTTAAACATAATATTTGTTTACCACTACTATATGATGGTGAAAAGTATTGGAAAGGAATCGCACTATTAAAACCAGTATTTTTAAATGGAGATAGTAATGATTGTGATGATTGTGGGTTTATTTTTAATATTGGTTTAATAACTGTTGTTACACATTCAATACTATAACTAGTTTGACTAATCACTCGATTTAATTCAGTTATATGTTTAGATATAGTTTCACATAAAGACTCTTGTTCTAATATTTGGTTTTCAATATTTTTAATATCTTGACTAATAGAAATTTGTTGGTTTGATTGGTTTGATTGGTTTAATACTTCTGTAAGTGATTCACAATTAATTTTAAATAAATAATCAAAACTAATTTTTAAGTCACAAACTTCATTACTATCATCAACATAAAATATAGTACCATCATTACCATATGGATTTATAGTTACTTTTAAGTTATCAATTAAACAATTTTCAGAAATAGGTTTCCATCTACATTTTTGAGAATCAATGTCAAATACATAATTTTTAGTGGAATCAAAAGTTTCACAGCACATTTTATTTAAAAAAAATGGCCCATTAGGTGTGTATACTGATACGGTACCATCTGTATTTTCAACAACAGAACCGTTAATATCTTGTATATCATTTAGTGTTAAACATCTAGAGTAAATGTTTGATGCTCCACTTCCGTAAAAATAACCCATTATAACTTAATTTTTTTATATAAATACTTTAATTTTTTTTTTATTTATTAACTAAGGTCTATAAAACCCATTACAATTAACACTACCATTTTTTCTACCTAAATATGTTCTTAAAATAAAACTAGTAGATGGGTTCAACATATCATGTCTCCCACCACTTGTCAATTTACAAGCATAACCAACATTATTTGTGTATGGGTCAGTTATATTTGGAACAGCTACTGAAAATTTTCTCAAACAATTACACCCATCTGGTGTTATTATTGTATGACTACCATCTTCCTTGATAAAATCAATATAACCATCTTTAGGTGTTGGGGCAGCTAACCATCCACATGCTAAAGTACACCCACATTTACCACCACCATCACAACAAACATAACCAGAATTAACCACAACACCATTCACGACTTCAGTGTTTATAAATGGTGTACCGTTAAAACTTTTACAACACTCCATTGTTGTGTAAATCGAATTAAGTTCAACTGGAGAGCCATTATTTGTGAAAATACTTCCATCACTATTATACTGATAATATGTGAAATTGTAAATACCAGTACTTGGATTATTAGTAGGTGATGTAATTAAACTATCACTACATGAACTGGTATTAATTTCATCTTTTTTCTTTATACAAAGACTCATAACGTTATCAACACCCTCACATGGACATCCACATGCATTATTAACCGTACCACCACTGTATGGGTCTGAAATGACCGTTGGTGTGAATACATAACAGTTTGATAAGTCTTCACCATCAAGTCCAGTTAAAGATACAGTATTAACAGTTGTGTTAGCTGTAGTTTCATCATACGTTCCAGATTGGTTGTTAACAAATAAATTGGTTGAACCAGAAGTAATCGTTTCAGCTGTTATTGTTACTGCTGAAAAATTAGGTATTAAATTAACAAATTGGTTGATGTATTGAAAACCACCATCATAAGGTCCTAAATGTGGGTTATTACCAGTAAGTATATCTACATCAGATAACCCCCCACCAGTTTGTCTATACCATAACCCTTTATTTTGGAAATACATATCTGGTGTATCAGCCAATGGTCTTGGGAATCCGTCTGAATCAATAGGGTAAATGCTTAAATCAGTATCCAAACCGTTTAATTCTAATACCTTTATAAATAATTCAATATCTATTGGTTCTTTGGCTTTATAAACGTATTCATTGAATTTAACAAGACCTTTTGGAGCCCCAATAAATCTAAGAAGAAATTCAATCGATTTTCTAGCACCTTTAGATTTCCAAATCCATGGTGAGTTAAGTATAAGTCTTCTCCAAAGCTCAACATCAGCTTCAGCAGCTGTTAATCCAACACTTTGACCAGAGAAACTTGAAGGTTTTCTAGTTATGTAATTTGATAATAAATTATTTTCAACAACAGATGAAATTAAATCCCAACCTAATACTCTAGCTAAGTCTTTTAAATAGACATCTGGTGTGTTATCTTGTTTATCATATGTTACTGTATGTGCGAATTCAATACCAGTTATTAACTTATTTACTTCATCAAATTCTCTACCATATATCCTAAGTGTTTTATTTGCTTTTTGACCAGATGTATCTTGGTCCAAATAACTTAAATGAACTGGTGTTGTATCAAAATCTGAAATAGATTCAGTAACTAAAAATCTGTTTATTAAATCACTAGATTTTAAATCGTTTTTATTCGAAATATCTACTAATTTATTAACATAACCAATATATTGAGTTGTATCGAAATCAATATTATACCCATCAGATACTGGCCAAGTTACATCATTATTAATGTATAATACAATACCATTATCAGTTGTTATTGGATATCTAAATGATGCTGTATAAATTGGTGTAACTTGTCTATTAAGTAAGTATGATTCGAAATCTGGTAACCCATTAAAGAATTGTTCGACTTGTTGTTCGTTTGGTTTGATATGGTAAGTAGTTGTACCACTACTAGAACCACTAAATGGATTACCAAAAGTTTTGAAAAATAAATAATCATTTGCTTGAGTAGTTGAACCAGTGAAACCAATCAGAGGGTATTCACCACCATTAACTAATATAGAATAAGATAAATATTCAACTGTTAAATCTCTTAATGGATTATTTTCATTGAATGAATTTAAAATAGTACCATTAGCTAAATAATTAATTTGAAATTTATTGTTTATAAATCTAGTATCTACTTTAAATGTTGTTTGATTTGTAATTAAATCATAATTATTATCTTGGAATGTTGCACCACTTAAAGCATCACCATTTATATCTGAAGAGTTTGGGTTTAGGTATAATGATGCTGGCCAATTTGTTATTATTTCTTCTAATGAGACTCTAACGAATTCAGTTAAAGAACCAAACAATGCATAATAATTTAAATTTGTTTTATCTAAATTAAGTTTTGGCTTTATATTATCATTTAATATTGTTTGTGATTGTACTTGTGTTAAATCTAAATCATTTAATGTAACAAATTTTGAGAACTTACTAGTAATAAATGTTTTATCATTTTTAGGTTCCATATTTGTTGTAATAGTAAAATTACCCATTGTAAACAATGTAGTTCCACTATTACTAGTTAATTGTGTTCCAACTAAATCTGGACTAAATGGTCTATATTCGATACCATTCCCAAAAAATTCTTTTTTAGCGTATCCAACGACTTTTATTCTATTATTACTCATTCTTTTTTAATTATAATGTTGTTACTGATGTAAATGATTTTGTGAAATCAATACTAGCTCTTTCTTCTCTAACCTCAAATAATGGTTTACCACTAAATTGGTCTTTGATTTCAAACAAGTTGTATTGTTTATAAATATCATTGTTGAAGTTATAGATAGTGTAAATACCATCTTCAAGACTTTTACTTTGATTACCAAATAATGCAAATGCTAGAGTCTCAACATCATGTTGAACCATTTCAACCTCAACCATTATAGGGTTGAAAAATGTATTTGTTATAATTACTTGTTGGTTTGGTTGACCGATAAATGGTACTGCATTAGGTTTAACGTTTGATGCAGAACTTGGTGATACGGTACAATAAGTCAAACTTGAGTTATCATTGAATCTATAACGAATAGCTTTTTGGTTACTATTTGTTAAATTTTGATTAACTGGTTCAGCTCTATTGTTTGATGTAATAACCCTAAAGAAATTATTTAACTTAGCATCATCAGCAGCTGTGTTTGTGTCTAAATACTCAATTCTATAACCAACAAGTCCATTATTCTCAAATTTATTTGCAAATTGAGAGGGGATTGATGAGATATCAAATAAAACACCTTTGATGTCTGGGTATGCTGAAAGAGCACCACAGTCAACTATTTTAGTTCTAATCTCAACTGGTTTGATGTAAATTGTATAAAAACCCTTTGCACCAAATGTTGCTACGGGTAATTTAAGTGTGTACATACCACCAAAAATTTCAAATCCAGATACTCCAGATTGTGTTTTATTTGGATTATCTATTTTGAATAAAACTTCGTTAGAATCCAATTTAATCAAGTCGTTATTACCAATCTTATCTCTAGATGGTGTGTAGTGGTAAAACACTTCTACATCATCTGGTGATATATCTGCTGGTCTTACTATACCATACGTTCCAGTTGCCATAATTTTTTATCTTTGTATTAATATAACATTGTTTTGTTCAAAGTATATTTTATTGTTTATTTAGTTTGTAAAATCCATTACCATATCTACTTAATTCACCTAAGTTTTTGATTTCAGATAATCTTAAATGAATATCTAACACACTAGTCTGTCCTCTATCTATAAATACGTCACTTTGTACTTCTGGTGGATTAATTATACCAAATAAATACTCTTCTTTGGTAATAGCTGATAAAGATGTGTTTGTTTCATTCCATCCCTCACCAATATATTTAAATTGAGTAAGTGGAATTGTTGAATTGATGTTATCTATCACAACACTTCTAGTTTCCCCAGTATAATCTAAATACTGTAACCCATAAATTTGATTATTAGTCCCTAAATTACTATCATTAGGTGTGTTAAATACATATATTCTAGGTTCCCCCATAGAAAAAACCCTATCAACACCAAGTATATTTAAATTATTATAGTTAATGTAGTCTTGAGAATTGGTATCGAACCCGATTCTATACTGATTATTTCTATCATAAGACTTAACATCTTCTAATTTACTATCAGTAAACCCAGTTATTAGTGAATTACCATAAACATAATAGTCTGATTCAACACTACTAGGCATTCTTAATATGTTTTTATTAGTACTAGTGATTCCAGTCATCGGTTGAGATGTTGCACCAGTCATAAATGGGAATGTAAAACCACTAGAACTTAATTTATCTACCAATAAAGTATAATCTGGTGATGATGGGTTATTATTATCTTTAGGTATATATTCTATATCAGTAAATAAACCCATATCATCAACAGTTTGTGTTAAATTAATTTTTAAATAGAATGTTGTAGCCGTAATAGTTCCCCACGTAGGGCTATTATAATTTCTATCAATACTATCCTCTAATAATATTTTTCTTTTAATAACCGAACTCATTTTTTAATTTTTCATTTACATCTTCGTTATAATTAACTCTAATTAACCTAATATCATTGTTTAAACAATAGTTTGTTTTTATTAAATCTGTTTTTTTGACTCTATTAAAACCTTTCTCACCACCAAATATGTCAATTGGTTTAAAATGTTGTATTCCATCATATTCAATACATACATTATAATCTGGTAGATAAAAATCAAAAGGTAATGGTCTAATATCTTTACAATCATTAAAATATTTTTGTTTTATGAATTTTAGGTTATTACTAATTAAATAATTTCGCACCACTTTTTCACCTTTTGATTCTTTACAAATTGGACAACCTTGTCCTAAAATATGGTTATTTGTTAATTGATTGAATTCTCCGTGTTTTGGGCAAAGTATTTTAACCTTGGTTTTTGTATTGATGTAATCGACCAAAGAATAATCATATTTATCACCATGTTTTTCTTTTGCTTGTTTTATAAATTCATATAAATTTTTTCTTTTAACACCACCACAATGTTGACACCCACTACCTAAAAGATGGCTATGTGGTGTTTGTTCGAATTCACCATGTATCGAACAAATTATTTTAACTTTTTCATCATATTTTTTATATTCAACCAAGGAATAATCAAAGATTCCATTATGTATATTCTTAGCTTTATTTATGAATTTATTATTAGATAAAGTTTTATTTAACTTAAATTTTTCACGACCACAATATGGACAACCTTGATTATCTAGGTGACAGTTTGGTGTTTGTTCGAATTCACCATGTATCGAACAAATTATTTTAACCTTTGTTTTATTATTTTTATAGTCGACTAATGAATAATCATAAACGTTTCCATGTATCATCGCACATTTTACAATAAATTCATTTGTTGTTAGTTTTCTCATATAATATAAATATATTGTAAAAATTAAAAGTTATAAAATTTTGCGTTTTAATACTTCCATTATGTTGCTAATATTTGATATAAGTTAACCGTAGCGTTATTTGTTGAATAAGATACGTTATTTGAGTAAGTGTTATCAATTTCATAGTAGTACCCATTATTTTTCCTAACCAAAACATATCTAGTATATAATTTAGTTATCAATTGGTCTATAGGTAATGCGGCATTACTTACCATAAGGTTAGTTGACTTACCACTTTTAGCGTTTTTAAAAGATGCTCTCATATAAAGATACTTTGGTGCACCATTAATTACTAATTCATCTTTAAAATCATATATGTAATAACCTTGTGCATTACCTATAGGGTTAAGTATAGGGTTATCAACAGAGAATGTTAAAAATATCTGACTAGCTGGTATTGGTTGACCAACTGAAATATTTGGTCCACTAGTTTGGTATAAGTCCATTGGTGTTAAGCTGGGGTATAATGTGATAAAACTGATTAAGTTTTGTATTAATGGGTTGTCACTATCGTAGAATGATAAATTAAGGAATGTTTGTTTGAACTTTTCAGTTTCAAGTTTAATATCATCATCAGTGAAACCAATATCACCATAAGTTAATTTACCATCCAAATTAACAACATATGTAATCTTATCAACATGATTACCTAGTAAATCTGTTGGTAAGAATCTAGTTTTTTCGTAATCAATAATTGGGTTTATTGCTTTTTCAATTTCAGTTTCAACAAATACTCGCTCAATTAATTCAGATTGGTCAACCAATTGGTATTCCATATTAATAGGAATATTAATAGTAGTTGCTGTAGCACCAGACATTAATGAAAGATTTATTTTATATTGATTAACAAGCATAATATTGTTTTAATTTATTAGTTATTTTTTCATCATATTTAATAATTATCAAATCAATTTGTTTATCAACACAATAATTTAATTTTATTCTATCTCTTTTTTGTTGTTGTTTAAAAACCTTAAAACCACCAAAATAATTGATTGGTTTGTAATGTTGTTCACCTTGGTACTCAATACATGTATTATAATCTGGTAAATAAAAGTCAAAAGGTAGTGGTCTAATATCTCTACAATCTGGGAATCTATGTTGTGGTAAGAAATTAATATTATTTTCTGTTAGGTATTTTCTTATTTCAGATTCACCTTTAGACTCTTTACATATCGGGCAACCGCCACCATTTAAATGATGATTTGGTGATTTTTCAAACATTCCATGGATACTACATATTATTTTAATTTTTTTATGCGTACTTTTATATTCTGTTAATTTATACGAATATAAAAGACCATATTTACTAATTGCTTCAGTGATAAAATCTTCAGTGGTTTTTCCTCTACCAAAACATCTACCACAACCACTACCATTTAAATGGTCATTTGGTTTTATTTCAAAAACACCATGTTTACTACAAATTATTTTAATTTTTGTTTTATTATTAAAATACTCAACTAGTGAGTAATCATATTTATCACCATATACTAAATTAGCCTTACAAATAAAATCCTCATTTACCATTCTTTGTTTTTCACTTCTATTTTCAACACCACATTTATAACAACCACTACCATTTAAATGGCTATTTGGTGTTTGTTCAAAATTTTCATGTTCTGGACATGTTATTTTAATTTTACTATATGAATTTACATAATTAGTTATAGAATAATCATATTTATCACCATGAATTGATTTAGCTTTAATTATGAATTCTTCAGTCGTTAATTTTTTCATTTATATTTCTTTTTATTATAAATATAACAAACATTAAAAATTTCATTAACAAGCATCTTCTTCGGTATTAGTTGTAAATTTATCAGTCATTCGCTCACCTAATGGGTCAGCTGGAAATTTATAATAATACAAACCCCAATTATCAAAAGCGTCTTGTCTTCTTACAAGGAAACAATCATTTGTATACATATAATGACACCCATTTAAAAATGGGTAATCTAATGGTTTTTCATCTGATTGGTTATAACCAATGTCTAACAAGTCTCTCCATAAGTATCTACCATCACCTAAATTAACAGCATAAGATGGAATACCTTCAGTACTACTATCACCTTGTTCTATGTAAGTTGAAAATTCTCTAATTTTAATAAGTTCATGTGCTTGATAAAAATAACCTTCTTGTCTTGGACCTAAATCTATATTTTTAAATGTTGGAGATTCACCTATTTTATCAACATATGAGAAGTTAGCTAATGTTTCTCTATTCAAAGTGTTAAACCTATGTGATACATTAGCTAAAATCGTTTCTTGGACTTCATACATATTATATTCAACCAAATCACCATAAAAATAATTATCATTTATAGAAACTTGAGGTTCTAGTGGTGTGTGTGTCTTAAACGGTAATAACCCACCGTTATGGATTAAATTAATAGCTGGAATTGATTGTAAAAATGTATTAGTTCCACTTGTTTTTAATTCTGGTATAAATGGTGTTTCAATACCAGAAGATACTTTAGTGAATAAACTGTTGCTACTAGTTTTAATTTTAGTTAAGTATAATTCACTCAATGGTCTACCTAAATTATCAACCAAATCACTAATATCTATATCCTCATTAAATACAAATTGAGTAATTGGGTCAGAATAAACATTTTCACTAAAAGATAATTTATATGTTTCATAATCATCTTGTTCAATCATTGGTGTACTTCTAGTTTTAATTTTTTTAAATACTCTAAAATAATATTCAGATTCTTTATCTGATACCATTCTTTTCATTCTTGAATTTGGACCAATATTACCACTATTAGGTACATCAATAACAAAATAATAATCTTTATAATCACCATTATCTAATCCAGTTCGAATAACATTATAAACACCATTATAACCAGTTGTTCCAGTAATTTTAACTGTATCACCGATTATTAAATTATGTAAACATGCAACACCAAATGCTGTCATTGATTTTGTCGCAACTATAGCTGGTATCGCTTCTATAACCATTAACCCACCATTAACCATTGTATGTCCAGTATCGTTATGATGTGGATATGTTATTGTTAATTCCCAATTCTTAACTGATGGTGAACCATTTTGACTATTATATGGTTTGGTATCTTGGATAAAAGAAAAACGATTTCTAGTTGGTTCCATATCATAATAATTACATAAAGAAGACTTGGTTTTATCTGGTTCATTATAACCAAACCAACCATTAACTTCTTTTAAGAAATTTTTAATAGAATCAACATAATTAACATCGTTTGAATCAGCTACATCACCATCTTTAGGATATGATGTATCAACAAAAACTAACTCATTAAAACCTTTCCACGTTTGCCAATTATTATTGGTGCTATTATCTAAATTAAATAAAGCATTTGAAATTGTAGGGTTTATTGTCCCTAAAACTCTATAATAATTACAACGTTGTCTTTCTGTGTTAAATCTTTCACCAACATTAACTATTTTATTAATTTGGTCTGGAGGTAATAACCTTTCTTTACCATCCAAATTAATCTTCAAAAACGTATCAGTATTTGTCGATTTTGTTGATGTTTCGTTGTTTAATCTTTGTTGTGTTCTATATGTAGTCATTACCCATTAATTGTTTTAGTACACCCAACACTATCAGTAAGTATTGTTGTTATATTCAGATTATTGTCATAGATAGGACTAACATAAATAGATGTTATGTTATATGGGTTACCAGTAACAGTTCCAATACCACCAGATGAACTTATATTATGTTTATATAACGATGTGATTGATGGGTTTGTATTAAGTGTTGTACTTATACTACCATTTAATTCAATCGTTGGAGTTACCATAGTTGAAGTTAATATATTTAAATCATCACTATAACAAGCTATAGTACCATATTTAGCTCTTATTTTAATACTAGTTGATACTAATGTTTTATCCACTATGAATTTTAATGGTGTTGTATTATTAACATATGGCATTGAAATATCGTGCCACTGACCATTTATATCTTGGAATTGTAAATTTGATGTTGTAGGTGCATCAAATGAATAATCTAAATACACAGTAACTAAATACCTATCAATTTTACATTGTTTATTTAATTCACTAGTTGAGCCAGCAGTTAAAGTCATTTTTGGATTAATAGAATCAACATTTGTTATAATAGTTACTGTTTCTGGTGTTGATAAACTATCAGTAATAATCGTTGTATATGTACCAGAAACTAAACTAACTAAATTACTATTTGTAGAACTAAAACCATTAGGTCCAGTTGTTGAAAAAGAATAAGGTGGTTTACCACCTTGTGGTGTTATCGATATCTTACCATCAGTACTACCATAACATGTTGTATCTATTTTAGTTGTAACACCATTTAAAATAGGTAACCCAGTTACTATTAATTTATCAACACTAACCATGGTACCAACACTATCGGTAATTTCAATAGTATATCCTATTGGGTCTTGAAATGGTATTCCAGTTATTACTGAAGGTGTTGCTGGTGATGGACCTCTAACTATTGTTCCATTAGCATCTTTTAATACATATGTATATGGTTGAACACCGTTGTTTATATTATTTATTGTAATCTCACCATCATTACTAGAAACTGTTAAAGCGTTTTTACTAACAAAAGCATACGCATCTAGTGGAGCTGGACCAGAAACAACTACATCTCTACTAATTACTCTACCTAGTGAATCAGTACCTTCAATAGTATAGGTACCCATACCCAATCCAGATATAAGTGTACTAGTATTTGATTGTATTGAGCCATTTATCGAATAGTTAGGTCCTACTACCGTATATGATATTGGAGCTTTACCACCTATAAAACTAAATGTTATACTACCAATTTGTGTGTTACTTCCAGTTGATGTTGCTGTTGATTGAATTATAAATTCATCTCTCTTTAAAACAACACATTTAGTGAAGTATTTTGAATTCATTTTGTCTAATGATGTTTTACCTGGTAATAAACCAAAATAAAAGAAATAAGAATGTTTAGTTTGCCCATAATCATTATCACCATTCGTGAAATTTCTAAACGATAAATAATCATTACCATTTTTAATTGGGCTAGTAAAATCATAAACACCATTATTTCCAGTATTAAAATCAGTTGTGGCACCACTAGTTGGTAAACTAAAACTAGTTGGTGAGGTAGTATTTTTATTTAATTCAAAAAATACATCTCTAAACCATTTACCATTATCATCGTCAATATCTAATGAACCAATATTACCATCTGGTGTAATAGGTGTACCAGCACTATCAAATGTAATTTCATCAATATTAACACCAAATTCACATATGTGTCTTAAATTTAAACAACCATTACTATCTACGTGAATACCAACACAATCAACGTTAAAAAATAACCCACCATGTGTATCATTTAAATCGACAACACCAGTTGCCTCAAAAACACCTTCTTCACTAATATCTGAAACATCTGGTGGTAATTTATATGTTGTGGGGATTAATAAATCATTAACTTTAGGAATTCCTTGCCAATCACATTCAAACACTGAACCTAAACACATTATATCAGTTGCGAATAATTTATAACCAACATTATGTGTTGAAGCAGCATAATATAATTCTCCATTAACATTTTTTATAATACCTTCTCTTAAACCACCAGTACTATAACCCCTATTTTGTGCATCAAAATCAATAATAATGTTAGAAAAACAAGAATCAACTAAATATTGTGTATGACAGTTATTGTCTGGGTTTCCATTATTATTACTATTAACACCAGTATAATTTGGGTCATTGGTGAAATCATCACAATCATATTCACAAAACTTTTCACTACCAGGTTTTCCATTATTTTTACGTTTTTTTTTATATTTTAACAAGAAACTAAATAAAGAACCATTAATCCAATCATTATAAAATTCGTATTGAAATAAACCCATAGATTTTGCCATTTGAAAAGCTAAACATTTAAGCATACTAACATTACTAGTGTCAACATTACCATATTCATTTGTTAATTCAGTATAACCACTATTAAATGGTTCGCCACCAATTGTTACACAACCTGGTGCATACACCATGTTTGGTTCTTCAGATGGGCAAGTTATACTTAAACACTTAGCGTATTCTGGTTCTGGTATGTTTGGAATAGATAAACCAAACCAATTTGCAACATCAATCAATGAATTTATAAAACCTATTATTTTTTTAATAACCCAAATAATAAAATTTATAATAGATATTATAACAGCATTAATCAATATTATTATTGTTGATAATATTGACATGATAACACAAATATTTGTGAACATAGGGTTTACCTCTGTATCCACTCTATTATACGGGAAAGGTGTTTTATCACCAGCACATGCATCAACATTTTTAATCGCTGTCATGCCTCTTGTAGATGTTAATTTGTTTGTTTGGTATCTAGCAATGAAATTAGATACGGTATATATTTTATTCCAATGTAAATCCTTAAAACTAGAATCTTTGGTTGCTGGACCATTATTAGTTTCTGGACCAAAATTATAATCTATCTCACCTTGGGTTGATGGATTATTAGGTACTAGAAATTTACCTCTAGTTCTAAGCCTACCTTGACCACCAGTTTCGTCCATACCTATTCTAAACCTAACACTAGCTCTAGTTGGTATGCCAATATTAGGGTCTTGTGAATAAATTAACCCACCAAATTCATCAGTAACCATATAATCTAAATTCATAGGTATCTGATATGACCATGAACCATTTTCATCTATAACTCTACCACCATCTACATCAAATCTTTCAATATCACCATCAATAGTTTTTCTAATCATTTCAATCGACCCTTCACCAGTAATTTGTTCACAAAGGTTACCTAATTTATTTCTGGGTCTACAACGTTTATTAACACTTTGTTTATCTTGGTCACCAAAAATACTACCAGTAAAAATTGCAGATGGTATTACAGTATGGTTTAAAGGTATATCTAATCTAGTGATACCTATCTCACAATTTTCTGTATCACCCCAGAATGGTTGTACGTTAACACCAGTATTAAATGTTTTAATTTGTACTAATTTATCTAGATTTTTACCACCTTTGAATTTTGTTGGACTATCAAACATTTTTTCTGGTGTACCTTGACTAATTAAGTCATATGGTCTTTGTGAAATTATACCAATATCTGAAACATCAACATCAACATGTACTGTATATGTTCCAACTGGAACACCAAATATCATAAAATCACCAGAATTGTTTGTTGTTGAAGTATATTTGTAATATTTACAATATACTTCAAGCATAGTTGGGTTATCTAATACTTCCCTTTTACTTGGAAAAGTACCTATTGTGGTAAAACAATCATTATCTGGTGCACCATCTTTAGGTAGAAGATTATATCTAACACCTTCAGATGTTTTATCAGTGATTATTTCATAAGGGTATATGTTTTTAATCTCTGGATTTGTTTTATCTGTATCATCTAGTGGAATAAAAACACTAACCTTAGCGTTTGGAACACCAAAACCATTATTTACTGTTACTCTACCTACAATAGTACCATAATCAGAACAAAATCTTGTATATGCTTCTTCTTGAGATATCTTTAATGAAAGAATCTCAATAAAATCAAAATCTTGTTCTATATTAACTTTAATATATTTATCATCACCATTTGGTGTTGTTTTTATTCTTACCGTATTTGACATAAATTATTTTGTTTAATTTGTTATGTGCTCAACATCTATAAGTTCATACTCATCTTCATCGTAGTCATCATAATCATCATCATCATCGTCATCATCGTCATCATCTTTATTAGGTGTTAATTTATTAACTAATATAGATAAAATTTCTGTTATATTAACTTCTTTATTTAAAACTAAAGTTCTAAACATAAACCAAATAGCAGCACTTAATATTATTGGTAATAATATTAATGAAAATAAAAACACAACACTTCTTAGTGTGTAGTTAGTTATTTTTTTAGTTAAATTAACTTCTGAACCAACAGCATATTGGTCTTTTCCCGTTTTACAATTACAACCCATCTTTTAAAAATTTTTAATTTTGTTATATCCTTAAATTTACTAATTTAAATCTAATAAGGAAATAGTATTATTTAACTCTAACCAATATATCTTTAGTTGGTTCTAGAATTTCAAACATACTAGTTGGTTCACCGAATAATGTATAATCACCACTTAAATCGATTTGTCTTGTGTCAGCATCTAAATAAGGTTGTGAAATCTCATTTAAGCTATACAAACCACCTACTTTATTATAAACTCTCAATTCAATGACGTTAATCACACCACCAACATTATTTATTTCTTTTAATAAATTAGAAATATAGATATTATCACCCATTTGGTATTTATTGATATCCATATAAGATTGAACATCATTTATTACTTGTGATATTACTTGTGATTGGGTTACTTTTTTATCAATATATAAATCAATCTCAAACCCTAGGTTAATAATTCTACCATCAGTTATTTGAACATAATCATTAAGCATTCTATAATCAGCTAAATAAGTTGAAATATTATCTTTTAATGCACTAGTAGAAGTATTTGATAATTGACTATTACCATTTAAACCTAAAACATATACATTTATTTTGTTTTGTTCTTCAAAAACACCACATCTAAATGGTACACCAAATTTACCTGGCATTTGTGTTATTCTAGTTTGATAATCTTTAATCGTTACGGCTCTATTTTGTGAAGCAAAATTATATTTAACCATATTTCTGATTTCATCAACACTAGGCACATCTCTACCACCTAAAGCTGGAAATGCATTATTAACTTTTAAAGAGTTTTTAACAGCATTATTTATTTGTTGGTCACTACCAATAACACTTACATTAGCTAAACCAACAGTAGTTAAAACACCAGTACCAATATTTGTATCAGTACCACCACCTACTCTATATTTAACAAACATAGTGGTATTTGCTGTTGGGGTTTCACCTAAAGACATATTATTTATGAAATCACCTATTTGATTAACCAACGCTGTGTTGCTGTCAAAATCACAAAGACTAGATGTATCTTTGGTTCCAGAACCAAATATTGTCTTGGTGAAACCTAAATCAGTATATTCACTTATGAATTTTTTAGTAACAGATATGAATTTACCTGGTCTTACGCCAGCATTATCAGTTGTTTTTGTTGTATCTTCAATAAAAACCTTATCTTCAGCCAATGCATCCATCTCAAACCATCTGTTGGTTAAATCAATAAATTGAGCAGCGTTTGGTTCAGTTGTGAAATTAGTACCTTGGAGGGTTATAATTGAATCTATTGATAAAACATTTGTATCTGGTAATATAAGTTCAAAGAATGGTTTAACATCACTTGCATTTATTACCCTTTTAAATATTTTAGTAAAACCATTTATAACCATTTCTCTTTTAATAAGAGTATAGTTTATTATTGTACCGTTTGAGTCAACATTAGGTATTATCTTTCTATTAGGTATACCACCAACCGTAAATGGATTTGAAAAATCAATATCCACACTTGTTTCGAATACTTTACCAGCACCAGTAACTTGAGTACCAGCTCTAATTATTGGAGCGTATGATGAATCAAATGTATCACCAAATACTGGAACTTTAACACTAAAATCTACAATAGTAACACTTGGTCGTTTACCAGGAATCTTTAAACCAAAAGTTCTAGCTAAAGATAATACAGATTTTCTCTCTTGTGCGTAATCGATTTGTGTCTCTTGAAACATCCTATCCGTATTAACAGATAACATATCACCAACAGCAGCATTTAACTCTAATAACATCATACCAACACTAGCATCATTAAAGTCATTAAAGATATCTGGGTAATATTTTCTAACCATATCGATTAGTTCAGCTCTGATATCTGCGAAGTTTCTACTAGTGTAATTTATACCTTGATTTGCCATAATTTTTATTTATTAAAGTTTAATTGTTACAAAATCAGCTGTTTGGAAAACTCCATCAGTTATTGTGTAATCTATATTGATAACAGCAGCATATTCACTTTCTTCTGTTTCAGTAACTGTTATTTCATTAATTGTTAAGTTTGGTAAATATCTTTTAACAACCGTTTTAATCTCACTTTTTATTTCTGATAATGTCATATCATCATTTGGTTGAAATATGAATCTAAGTAAATCCGTACCAAATTCTGGGTTGTATAATCGTTGACCTTTACGTGTTAGTATTAAGTGCATTAAATCAGCTTTAATTGCTGCGTTTGGGTCTGAATTCAAATCCAAAAAGAAACCATCATTACTATTCTTAAAGGGAAAATTTATATTTATATATGTTTTACTAGCCATAACTTTGTTTATTAGTAAATATTATACTATTTAATTTTTATAAGTAAATATGGTAAATAAAAAAAGGCCCTCATGGGGCCCTTAATTATTTTAGCTTGAACAACCGAAGCATTCAAATTGACTGTCTACTGGTTTTTCTGGTGTTTTATTCTTATCCATATCGATAGCTAAGTGTTTTGCTTTATTTTCGACTGGTTGACTTCTTAAGTAATATTGACCAGTTTTTAACCCTAATTTCCAACCCAATGTATGTGCTGTTGTTAATTTACCTACTGTTGGTGTATCGAAGAATATATTAAGACTTTGTGATTGGTCAATAAATGGACCTCTATCGGCAGACATCTCTATAAGTGCTTTTTGAGATATTTCCCACACTGTTTTGTAAACGTCTTTAATTTCTTGAGGTATAACTGGTATGTTTTGAACACTACCTTCATTTTTAATCAATTCATTAAGTATATCTCTATTCCATAATCCTAAATTTTCTAAATCTCTAACTAAGTGTTTATTTACCATTGCAAATTCACCACCAGTTACCTTACGAACATATAGGTTAGATGTGAATGGCTCAAAAGCTTCATTAGAACCGATTACACGAGCCGAACTAGCTGTTGGTGGACAAGTTGTTAGAAGAGAGTTTCTAAGACCATATAAAAGGATATCAGCTCTTAATTCATCCCAATCATACATACCACTTAAACCATCTTCTGTTAGTCCCCACATTTCCCATTGGAAAATACCTTGAGATATTGGTGAACCTTCATAATGTTCATAGGTTAATCCAGTTTCTTTAGCTAAATCACATGATTGTCTTAATGCATTAAAGTATATTGTTTCAAATATATTTTTATTTAATAATCTAGCCTCTGATGATGTAAATGGTAATTTTAACATTGCGTAAACATCAGCTAACCCTTGAATACCTATTCCTAAAGCTCTTTGTTCTAAACCACCTTTTCTACCTTCTTGTGTTGAATACTCATTGATTTCAATAGCAATATTAAGTGATTTTGTGATAGAACGTGCAACACGACCTAATTCATTAAAATCATATTTACCATCTTTTACAAATTTTTGAACTGGGATAGATGTTAGTGTACAAATAGCTGTTGTATCTTTATCAGTTACTTCCATTATTTCTGAACATAAGTTACTAGAGTGAATCACACCAAAGTTCTTTTGGTTAGATTTCTCGTTAGCATGGTCTTTATAACACATATAAGGCATTCCAGTTTCGATTTGAGCTTCTAGTATCTTAAGCCATAAATCATGTGCTTTAATTTTTGTACCTAAACCCATTTCAACTCCTTTATTATATTCAGCTTCATATTCATCACCATAAATCTCATACAATGGTTTTAACCCAGCTGTTTTAATATCGTGAGGACAGAATAAATACCAATCACCATTAGACTCAACAGCTCTCATGAAGTTATTTGGAATCCAAAGTGCAGTGAATAAATCACGAGCTCTTAAGTTTTCATCACCAGTTTTCTTTCTAATATCTAAAACATCAAACACATCTTTATGCCATGGTTCAATAAAAACAGCACAAGAACCTGGTCGTTTACCTCTTTGGTTCCAAAATCTCAACGCTTCATTGATTACTTTTAAGTATTTTAAAATACCACCAGCTTTACCATCTGAATTACCAACATTTGTTTCTCTAGAACGTATGTTTGATACAGCTAATCCAATACCTTCAGCTTTTGAAGATGAGATTGAAAGTCTACCTAACATATTTAATAAACCTTCAGTTGAGTCATCTGGTACAATTGATAAATTACATGATGCTATTTGACCAATTGTTGTTCCAATATTTATTTTTATTGGAGTTGCTGGTGATTCTTGTTGGTTACTTAAATCATTGTATTTCTCGATAAAATCTTCATCGTTGTTTGTTACCATAAGTGCAACCCTAACATACATGTGTTGTGGTCTTTCTACTACACTACCATTAGGTAATTTTAATAAATAGATATCTTTCAATGAACACCACCCAAAATAATCAAATTGATAATCTTTTTTATAATTTATTACTGATTCAATCAAAGTTATTTTTTCTTTAACTTTATTATAATAATTTTCACTCAACAAACCAGCACTATACATTTTCTTGGTTGCTTTCATGAAGTTATCTTCAGTTTCTTTATGTAACTTACTAATAGCTACGTTAGCTGCTAATTTAGAATAATCTGGATGATTCATAGCTAATGATTCAGCAACAACTGAAATCAAATCATCCAATTGATTTGTTGTCATATTATCCGCTAATCCTTGTGTAACTTTTATGAATAATTCATCTGAGTTTACTTTTAATCCTTCAGCTTGTTTTTTAATCCTAGTAAGTATTCTACTAGGATTAAAATCAATCTTGTTTCCGTTTCTTTTTATTACTTGCATATTTTTTTAGTTAAATTTCTTCATCAAATGATATCGGACCACTTAAATCAGCTGTTTTATATTCTGTTGAACGACCTTCAAAAAAGTTTTGTTTAGTTTTCAACGCAATTTGATTCATGAACTCAAATGGATTCTTTGAATTAAACTCTTTTTCACAATTAAATTGAATTAATAAACCATCAACAACAAATTCTAAGTATTGTTTCATCAACTCTGAATTCATACCAATAAGTGATACTGGTAATGATTCTGTGATGAATTCTTTTTCAATTTCTAATGCTGATAATAGAATTTCTCTAATTCTAGATTCAGTTGGTTTATTGATTAAATGGTTATTAACCAAATGTATTGCAAAATCACAATGTAAAGCTTCATCACGAGATATGAAGGCATTCGTATCACAAAGACCTGGCATTAAACCCCTAGATTTTAAGTAGAATATACTACAAAATGAACCAGAGAAGAATATACCTTCAACAGCAGCGAATGCCACTAGTCTTTCAGCAAATGATTCTGATTCAATCCATTTTAAAGCCCAATCAGACTTTTTCTTTACTGGTGGCATATATTCGATTGCTTTAAACGCTTTATTACGTTCAGAGATGTCTTTGATGTATGTATCGATAAGTAAAGAATACATATGACTATGAATGTTTTCCATCATTACTTGGAATCCATAGAAGAATTTAGCTTCAGTATATTGAACTTCCTTTAAAAAGTTCTCTGCTAAATTTTCATTTACAATACCATCAGATGCTGCAAAGAATGCTAATACGTTTGTAATAAAGAAACGTTCATTATCAGTTAATTTATTATTCCAATGGTCAATATCTTTTGATAAATCAACTTCTTTTTGTGTCCACATAGCTTCTTGAGCTATTTCATAATAATCAAATAAATCTTGATGTACTATTGGAAATAATACAAACCTATTTTCATTTTCTTTAAGTATTGGTTCAATCACCATTTTTTTTTCACTCATTTTGTTTTTTTTTTTATTAATCTTTATATCTCCAAATATACCCACCACATGTTTTACCTCTACCTTTACAAACACCAATTAAATTAGTTTTAAGTTTCTCTAATTTATTTTCTTTAATAGCTTCGGATATTGAACTATATTCATCTAAAACTTCATTAGTTTTAGGACATATTTTTAAAACACTTTTTTTAAATTTATTATGCCCATTTGATAGTGCTAATTTATGTTCGTCATCTAATTTTCTACCCGTTAAACTATCACTAATTTTTTTTTTAGTTTCTTCACTTCTTTTTAACCCTAAACCACCAAGACTAATATTATCTTTATGTATTTTGTTTAGTGTTTTACCCTTCCAAAAACATGTTTTACCTTTATTACTTAAAGATATTTTTAATCTAGTTTCTTTAGATGGACTTAGATTTAAGTTAGATTCACCACCATCACTTAAATTAAGAATCTTATCACCAAACACACTTCTATAATATTTTATCCAGTATATTTCTTTTTCAACCCATATATTTTTATCTACTTCTTCAATTAAAATAATTAAAGGTACCACCTCTTCATTTAATAATTTATTAATCCATAAATAAAGAGGTGTTTTTCGTTTATGTCTACCATGATATAAATGAGCACCCATTCTTTTTTTTAATGTCATTTTTGTTTTACCAATATATCGAACCTCAAATTCAAATCTAGGGTCAACTATTTTATATATTTTCACCATTATATTTTTATTTATAAATATAATAAATAACAGTAAAAGACTAATCTATTTGGATTTATTATTATTATTATTATTATTATTATTATTATAATACAAACCTATCTGGATTATTTTTTAATATTGGTTCTTTCATGTTATTTTTAAATTTGTTTTGCTTTTTGTTTTGCTTCAAATAATGCATTAATACGTTGTTGATTATCTTTATCAACACCATTTTTATATTCTGTACGACTTTTACCAGTTGGTGATGCATCACCCATTTCAATTTGTATTCTAGCGTTGTCAAAAACTATGTTTGGGAAAATCATACCATCCTTACCGAAACGAGATTTAAGAATAGCCATTGTAGCTGTTCCATCATCTTTTTGGTCAAGTGTTTTAGCAATTGACACGATAAAGTGACCAATTTGACCCTTTTTGATTGAACCACCCATTTGATTAGCTTCAACAACTTCAGCTGATATAGAACTTCTATTACCTTGAACAGCTGTCCATCCAGCTAAATCTAATTCAGATAACATAGATTCAAATTGTCTCATAACAGCACCCTCACCAGCATTTATATCATCAAACTTTTTTGATGGAGTAACACAATCAATATAATCCAAAGTAATTAAATCTGGTCTAAAACCACTAGCAATTTGTTGTCTTATGTATTGTCTAATCATTGGTATAGTTGTACCATCACTAGAGAATTTTTTAAGTCTTAATCTACCAGTTCCATTTTTAGTATTACTTTCCATTTCTTTTGAGATTTTCAATATCTCTTCTTTATGTAAGACAAGACTATTTAAATCGTAACCAGACCAACAAGCTAAATGTTTCCTTTGGATAACCTTTGGCATATCTTCGAAAAATATTTGAAGAACCTTATAACCTTCATTCATTGCGGTATTACATATCTTGGTCATCATGGTTGTTTTACCCACACCAAAAGGTGCGAGTATTACAGCCAATTCTCCTTTAGATAACCCACCATCCATGATTTCATCCAAACCTTTAATACCAGTTGGGATTGGTTTTCTGAAGTCATCATCTAATACGCTTTCTATATCATGACCAATATCCATACCATCATCTTTGTTATCACCATGTTCAAGTGCTTTCCTAAGAATAGCTTCACATTGTTCATAGTCTTCTAGATTACCTTTATCAATGATTTGTTGTATTTGTTTAATAGATTTCTTAAGCTCTTGTTGTTTACAAAACTTCATTGCAGTTTCTTGAACATATATAGAATCATTTAAACTTGATTCTTTAATCTTTTTAAGTTGTGCAAGTGCAAACTTTCTAGCTTGCACATTGCTTATATCTTCTAATAATCTAAACTCAACACTACCAAAGTCTGGTATTATGTCATACGTATTTTTAGCCTCTTTAATAGCAGCTGCTATCTTTTTTAAATTTTCTTCTTCAAAGTAATTTTGGTCTAATATATCGATAATTGAGTTAGCAAATTGTTTATCTGTAAGTATTTGTGCTAATAATCTTAATTGGTAATCACTACCTAAATATGCTAAACTATTTTTGTCTATATTCGCCATCTATTTCTTTTTATATTTTAAAACTTTTTAATAATAAATATACTAAAGTGTCAAATTAGACTCTAAAGTTATGTAATTTTTTTGAGCTAAGTAATACCTTATCTCACTGATAATTGATGGGATAATTTCTTTAATATCCACTGAGTATCTAACTTTTGGTGGGAATAAATTTCCAGAAAATCCACCCTTAGCAACCGCTTTTTTATCTACTCTAATTTCAAAGAAAAAGTTATCTACTTTATCTGATGTTACTTTAGTAGTGTCTTCATTTTGGTCATGGTAAGGTTTGTAATTATCCCATAAATAATTTACTGATTTATTTTTTAAGAATCTAGGTATAAGACCTAATTCACCAAACGTACCGTTATTAACACCTACGATGTTATCCATAAGTTCTTTTAATTCTAATGAATTAAGTGAATCCTCATTGAAGTTTCTGATATCAAAGAATCTTTGACAGATAATATTGTTGTTATTTATAAATAACACAAATTCAAATCTTTGTTCTTCAAATTTTCTCACAAAATCACTGTTTTGTGTTGTTTCTGTTTTTTTGTTTTCTAATGTTTTCATTTTTAAATGTTTTTAATGTTCGTAATTTCTCTTTTGAGTAAGTTCTTAAATGGTATTAAATATTCTTGGTATCTAAATTCACCCATCTCTTTATCTAATCCATCTTTTACCATCATATCATAAACCTCTTTAAATTCTATGTTGTCTATGAAACCATCAATTAGTTCTTCTAATTGTTCTACACCATCTTGTGTCATCATAGGTTCTTTTAGGTTAACTAATAAATGATTAATTTCATATAATTTATCACCTTGAACTCCTTCTGTAACACAGTTAATAATATTATCTAATATCATTAATGGTTTTTTCTTGTTTGTTATTCTTTCTAATTGTTGTTTTTTCGCATCATCTATTATCTCATTTAAGGTTAATTTTCTTTCTTTTAACATTGGGAAGAGCGTTATTAGCTTCTTTTGACCTAATCCTTTAATACCTTTTATGGTATCACTATTGTCACCAATCATTGTTTTAATTAGAGCAGCGTTCTCGTAATTATATGCAAAGTACGAATAAAAGTTGGTTGTGTCAACATAATTTTTAATTGCAGAGTCACAAAAGTATATTTTAATGTCATCCTCAATCAACTGAGCCATGTCTCTATCGTTTGTAATTATAGTGATTTTCTCGTTTGATTTCTTATTCAAACAGTAGTAAGCAATGAAATCATCACCTTCAATGATTGAGTGCTTTAATTGTCTTATATGGAGCTCATTTAAGTAATCCCAAACTCTTCTGCGTTGAAGTAATTCATCTTCATCTATTGGTTGGGTACCATTTATGTAGTCTTTACCTCGACCACTTTTATAAGGTTGATATATTTCATACCTTAATTTACCACTAAAATTACCATCCCAAAAAACAAATACCTTATGGTATAAGTCTTCAGATAGCATTTTTCGTAACATTGTTAGGAATTGGTAAACACCACCTATGGGTTTACCTTGTGAATTATACATCTGTTTGGCACCGAAAAAGCCCGTTTTAAATAAGGCATTTCCGTCTACCAACAGTGTATTTGTTTTCTTAATTTGTTTTTCACCACTACGTGGAGGTCTTTTGTTCATGTTTGAACATTTAAATAGTTAATACTCTATTCTCTGATGTCGTCACCTTCCATCGTTCCTTCTTCTTCAATAAACTCAAGTTCTACATCATAACTAACATTTAATGCGTCATGGATGAACTTTCTATTTTTTGTTTTGTAAGCATCTAACTCATCTGGGTTAACATACCCATGTGGTGTTGATGCAATAGTACCATTTCTTTCAATACCAGTAACGTGATTCTTCTCACATCTAATCTTAGCTTCAGTTCCATATTGGAAATCTTGACCTAATGCTTTAGCTGTTAATTTTTTAGTACCATGTGTTAAAATACCACCGATGTGAACAATTATTCTAGAGTTAAAGAACATGAACTCACCACCTTTATGTTTAACAACAACACCATTCATACTATCTAACCAAATCTTTTGAACACAAACCATCGTATTTGTGTATTCACTTTCTAATGAACGACTAGAAGGGATTTTAAAATTAACTATAGCTTGAAAAGCACCCATAGCACCAGCATTCCACATATTGTTACTTGTGTTTGAACAAGCAGATTTGTAACAGTTAAGTGTACCAATTGAATCCCATAAGAAACACATATTAGTATTGATAATACCTTCCTCTTGTTTTTGAATCATTTCAGATATAAAGTAAGAAACATCTTCGATAACTGGCTCAAGTCTTGTTGGTTTGGTCATCATCTTACTATTCTGATGGTCGTAGTTTTTATATCTATTATACAAATCAGAACTTCTCATAAGAATAAACCCATCTGGTTTTTCTGTTATTTCACCAGTTTTCTCATTAACAACTTCAATAAATTTAACACCAACTTGTTTTGCGTGTTCCGTATTCCAGTTACCTTCTGTTTCAATGACAATTGCCATATCACCAATTTTTTGACATCCAGCAATTGCTTCATAGAAAGCAGTTGATTTACCAGTGTTTGAGTAACCTCTAACTAGAGATACATAACCACGTGGAAAACCTGGTAATTTTAATGCGTCATGCCAAGCCTTAGATAATGGAATCCATGTTAAATCTTTATCCTTTGGTTCTGAATTTATGTTTTCTGTTTCTAAAAACGCATCTAAATCAAATGGTTTTTTTTCAATTGCTTTTTTTTCTGGTTTTTTGGCCATCTTTTGTTAAGTTAATACTCATGTTATTTTAGAACAAAAAAGGAGCAATCCCTCACTCCTTCTTGTTTTTTTTTTATACCATTAATTAAAATGGTAATTCATCTTCAGTTCCCTCAGAATCAACAGTTACCTCAGAATCAACAGTTTCAGAAACAGTCTCAACTTTAGTTTTTGTTGTTGAAGCTTTTACATTAGCTTTTACATTTTCAACACCAATTGTAATTTCTGCTTCAATTCCATCACCACCTTCATTAGTAACTGATTCTCTATCAACGAATTTCTTTTCGTCTTTATCCCATACTGGAATACCACCTTTAACAACGATTTCCATGTACTCGTAAGATTTGATAGCGTAAACATCTTCCCAAGTTCTAGCATCATTTAACCATTCAGTAGAAATTTCAGAATCTTCTGATAATACAGATGGGTCTAAGTGAGAAATAGATGAAACTGTTGGTTTACCTAATTGATTTCTATTGATTGTGATAGATAAATCACGACCAGTTTCTGGGTTAGTTACATCTTTTTTGATTGCTAACAAAACACCTTGAATCTTATCCAAGATACCTTCTTTTCTCCAATCATGTGCGAATCTCCAGAACTTAACACCTAAATGTTCGTTATCTCTGTCAATTACTTTAACAACGTAAAATAATTTAGCGTTGTATTTTTTAGCCAATTCTTTATCAGAATCTTTACCAGTTGCACGCAAAGCATCATTTGCCTCACAAAATGGACATGCTTCACCTTTCTCATGTTTTAAACATGGAATTTTAGACCATTTACCATCAACTTGAACACTATGTGCATATAATTCCGTAAATGGACTAGTCCCATCTTGTGTTGGTAATATACGTACCGTTTTTGTTGCAGACTTTACTTTATCATCGATATAAGTATTAAAGTAGTTATCTAAGTTATAAACCTTAGCTTCTGTTGATTTCGTGTACTTAGGTTTATTGTTAGCCTCGTACTGTGCTAGCATTGCCTCTAGCGGATTTTTTGTTTCACTCATTTGTTCTGTTTTTATTTATTTAACTGTTATTTATTTACGTTCTTAAGTTATTACAAATATACTATATTTTTCATAAAAGTCAAGTAAAATTATGATGTTTTAATGATATTTTTTAACATTAAAACCAACTAATTTTTACAAATTTACTAACATTTTAAATAAGATGCAAGTAAAAATTGAAATAAAAATAAATAAAATAAAAAAGGCCCTATAATAGAGCCTTTTTGAGTGTTTTTAATATGTTTTTTAAATATCTTCTTCTTCGTAATCATCTTTAACGGTGAAACTTTGTTTTATATCACCTTCGGAATAACTACTATCAACATCATCTTGTGTTAATGTGTATTCTTCATCTTCTTTTTCATTACCCATAACATCATAAGCACCTTCTTTGTCAGCCCAATAATCAGTTAATTTTTGTGAATAAGGATAAGAACTTAATGAACGCATCTCCAATTTTTCAACTGGTGTTGGGTTTCTTTTGATTATTTCTTGTTCCAATTCAGATATCTTACTACTAACATTATCCATACTAGCAACACGTGATTCTAAATCACTAAGTTTTTGTAATAACATTTCTGAATTTTGACTAGCTCTATCAGCAGACATTTTAGCTTCCTCTGAACCTTTAACTAATTCAGTAACATCAATCTCAACATCATCACTAGCTGGTTCTTCCATAGGTGGTGCTGGAGCCGCTTCTGGGGTTGGTGGAACATCACCACCCATATCACCAC